ATATTTCAATTGGTTAGAAACGGGGATGTATATGCCGCGTAATGTGAGTTCGACTCTCACTCCCAACCACCAAACAAGCCCAGGTGATGGAATTGGTATACGTGTTGGTCTTAGAAGCCAAATTTTGCGAGTTCGAGTCTCGCCCTGGGCACCAAATTCGCGTTGACTAGTCGCGTACAATATGATAAGATACTAGTCTTTGGGGTCATAGCGTAATTGGGAACGCAGTAGCTTTGCAAGCTTCAGTTCAGGGTTCGATTCCCTGTGATTCCACCAATTTAACTTTTTGGGAGTTTATTATGGATGTTAATCAGGCAACAAACTTTTTGGTGTGTTCTATTTTGACAGGATTTGGTTTTATTCTTGTAGCAGCAATTGTGGTTGTCATTAACAACATATTCGCGGCATTTTGGAAACCAATCATTTGGTCAAATATGCTACCAGAGGATATGTTTCCTCAAAGATATGCAGATCAACAAGAAATGTTTCCAAAGAAGTAATCGTTATATCTCCGTGTGGTGAAATGGTATCATTCGTGGTTTGGGGCCATGGGGCGAAGGTTCGATTCCTTCTACGGAGACCAAAGTTTTTATTCCAGAGTAGCACAGCGGTAGTGCAGTTGACTGTTAATCAATTGGTCGTAGGTTCGATCCCTGCCTCTGGAGCCAATTTAAATGTTTAAGACTACATTATTACATATGAAACAAACAATACTAGCTATGTACTCGGGAGGATTGGACAGTTTGGGTATGTTGTACAAACTTCTAACTGAGGATGCATATAAAGATTACAACCTACACATTCATCATATCCACAATGTAAACGTTGAAAATAGACATCATGCAGAATCTGTTGTAGTAAATCAAGTCAAGAAAGAGCTCGCGAACCTGGGGTTCAATTTTATCTACAGTGAAAGTAAAATAATAACACCACCCTTTAACAACAGGTTTATGGTTGATGTGGATATGATGAATTTTTTTGCTGGGTATGTTGCTTCTGTGAATCCTGATATTGTGAGGGTTGCAATTGGACAGCAAGCTAGTGATGGTGCTCGTCGGCTTGAAGAACGTAGGATTCGTGGTCAAAAAATATTCTCTGTATTCTCTACAGCAGAAAAAATATATCCCGTCGGGGATATGACTAAACGACAAATTTATGATATATTACCGGAATCATTACGTAATAAGTTTTGGAGCTGTAGACGTCCCAACTACGAACAAAAAATTGCCAAGCCTTGCTTAGGATGCGATACTTGTCAAGCATTACAGGATCAAGGTATACCGTTTAATATGGAGATGATGCTCTAATGGTAGGGCAGCGGACTGTAACTCCGTGGCTTCGGCGAGTAGGTTCGATTCCTACCATCTCCACCAATTTGGGTCTTTAGTAAAATGAATATTACACAACGCTACGAACGTTGAAGTGGGAGTTTGATTCTCTCAAGACCCTCCAATTTTATGCGGGTAAGCACAAGGTGTGTCGCCAGCCTTCCAAGCTGTGCAGTTGGGGTTCGAATCCCCATACCCGCTCCAATGCCTCGTTAACTCAGTGGTAGAGTAGCGCCCTTACAAGGCGAATGTCGGCAGTTCGACCCTGTCACGAGGTACCAGTTTGTTTCTCCCTAGTGTAATGGCAGCACGTCGGTCTCCAAAACCGTTAGTAAGAGTTCGAGTCTCTTGGGGGATGCCAATTTTGCCGACTTAGCACAGTGGTAGTGCAATCGCCTTGTAAGCGATAGGTCATCAGTTCGAATCCGATAGTCGGCACCATACATATGGAAAGTAATGCAGTGGGGTTGGTCCCGCGACTGGCCTTGAAAACCAGGTTCTCTTAACGGGGATGGGGTTCGACTCCTCTGCTTTCCGCCAACAATTTAGGAACGGTCCCATAATGGTATTGGAGCGGATTGCTAATCCGTCGATCGGTGAAAGCTGGTTTAAGAGTTCGAGTCTCTTTCGTTCCGCCAAACAATATCTGGCGGTAGTATAATGGATAATACAGTTGCCTTCTAAGCAATCAATCCAGGTTCGATTCCTGGTCGCCGGACCATATATATTAGATATAATGCGCTTGTAGCTTAATGGTAAAGCAGTCGACTCATAATCGATCGAGTGGGAGTTCAATTCTCTCCAGGCGTACCAACTTGATATGGAGTTAGAATGAGTGATAGTGAAAATTTAAAAGTATTAAAAGGTTCTTGTAGAACTAAGCACCTTGATGTTCGTAAGAATGAACAAGTTGAGCGTGACTTTAGAAGTTTTATTCCTAAAGACTATCTCAGATTAGAACCGTGGGAGATTGAATACCTCTACCTGATTGGTAAACGATCAAAGTTTGGTATTCTTGAGACAGGACGGTTCCAAGGTGGATCTACTCTTGTGTTTGCTCACGCCAATAAAGACGTTCCCATTTATTCAATTGATATCAACCCAATCGACGACCAACTACTTGGTACAGTGATGTCCCAATGTAAGGTTGCTCGTAACGACGTCCATCTAATTATTGGTGACTCACAAAAAACAAAGTATACAGTTATCCATCGGTATGATGTATTGTTTGTTGATGGAGACCATTCGTATCAAGGATGTTTGAACGATCTTAATAATTGGTGGGATCAGTTAGAAGTTGGTGGGCATGTAGTTTGTCACGATTGTTATTTTGGTAATGAAGTACAGGATGCCGTGCTTGACTTCATTTCTAATAAGAATGTGAGAATCTTTATATCACCATACAATCCAAATGCACACAAGAATATGCCACATGGCTCTTTGTGTCACTTTCAAAAATTATAACGCGGGGATTCAGGGTAAGGGTCAGTCTCATAAGCTCGGCTTTGGAGGTTCAAATCCTCCCCCCGCAACCATTAACGGTGATATAGCCTAGACGGATAGGCACGGGTTTCATACGCCTGACAGGAAGGATCGTTACCTTCTATCACCACCACAGAGGAAATTATATGTCACATGGTGGAAAAGGATCTAAGCCGCGGCCTTACAGTGTAAGCCAGGTTGAGTATGAATCGCGCTGGGATGCTATCTTTGGTCGCGATCTAAAAGAAGAAGATAATACTGGAACTTCAAAAAACGAGTATAATGATATTCTTACAACAGAACAGGCGCTAACAGAAAGTGTTGGAGCTAGCGGGGTGCATAATGAGGAAGTTAAATCTAGCGGAAGTAAAGGAATTTATTGACGCTCAATCACCATCTACAAAGATCTATATTGGCGCTGACTCTGAACGTTTCAAAATAGACGGGAAGTGGTACGCTGATTATACTTTAGCTATTGTTGTTCATATTGACGGTTGCCATGGATGTAAAATCTTTGGTGAAGTTCACCGTGAACTTGATTATGATCAAAAGAAAAGTAAGCCAGCTCTTCGTTTAATGAATGAGGTGTATAAAGTATCTGATCTATTTCAATCGTTAGCTGATGTACTCGAAGACCGGTATGTTGAGGTTCACTTGGATATCAACCCAGATCAAATGTTTGGTTCTAGCTGTGTTGTACAACAAGCAATTGGATACATTAAAGGAACATGTAATGTTATTCCGATGGTCAAACCAAAAGCATTTGCTGCATCATATGCTGCTGACCGCCTGAAAGAAGTTTTGGCAGCTTAAATTGAGGTCGCTATGCGGCCTCTTTTTTTGCCTCTATTGTTTTCCAATCAAAGCTCCACGTTGGATCTAGTTTTTCGTATATTACCCACTGTGGTGTACTTCTTATCATTACCGGAAACCCAACTTCATGCATTCCGCTGAAGAACAAATTCTCAGGATTCCTTTTTATCTTCTTCTCTCCCAATCGTGTTCTTTTGAATATATGTACAATGTTCTTATTATATTGATTCAGGGTTAAACATATTGAATTAAACTTGTTATCAATTGCCCATTCCTTGTGTATACTTAACATTTGGGTTGGTACCTGTAAGTTTCTATATTCCTTTTGAACCCACGTTCTTACGCCAGCAATTGCAAGGTCGTTACAAAAAGAGCTTTTGTAAATTCCACCGCATGCTACTACGGAGTCATTGTCAAAAAGAATAAAGAACTCTCCATCTTGATTAAATCTATTTGTTTTTTCAAGTATGAAGGGAAGAGTGTTGCTTCTTACCGGCCAATCACTACTCCACATATTATTATGTGCAGGCATGTTATCTTCTTTGCTTGCTTCTTTGCAAAACATAAAAAAATTATGTTTTTGAAGAGGTGTAAGATCGGGATACCTAACAGGTTTAAAGGTCGTCATAAATAATTACCATTATAATATAAATACAGCTATGAAGTTTTTTTCATCATCACCCAACTCACTTTTTGTTGTACAACTAATTACGTTTGTACTCGTGGCTGTAGGTTTATTTATAGTAGACTATAGTTGGTATTATGTTATGTTGAGTGTCTTAATGTTTTACTGTTACACGGTGCTGGGTATAGGGCTGATGCTGCACCGGTTTTATACACATAAGAGTTTTGAGCTCAGTCCTGCTATAAAGTGGGTCCTTACTACATTTGCCGTACTAGCAGGTCGCGGTAGTCCGTTAGGATGGGTGTACATACATAGGCTGCATCACGCAACATCTGATACAGAAAAAGACCCACACAGTCCCCATTTCAGTACGTTTAAGTTTATTAGGTTCAAACCTGTAGTAGATTCAACAAAGAAAATTAATTATTTTATTATTAAAGATATCATGTCACCAGCTCAGATAAAAATAGATAATTATTATTTGTTGTTTGTGTTGGGATTCCCTATAGGGTTAAGTTTACTCAGTTATAATTTAGTGTTTTACATCTGGGCGTTGCCTGTGTTCACAGTGGGTGTAACACAATTGTTATTTAACTATGTCTCCCACATGTACGGATATAGAAACATTGATACTAAAGACCGTAGTACGAACAACGTACTTCTATGGCCATTCATAATGGGAGAAGCGTGGCATAATAACCACCATGGTAACCCAAGTTCACCGACTACAAATATACGTTGGTGGGAAATCGATCCAGCAGGTTTTATTATTAGGATGATTAGGAAATGAAAAAATACTTGTATCCACGGGAGTGGGTTTTCATAATATTACAATTGTTAGCTGGTGGTGTAACAATATGGGCTATATTTAATCCAGCCAGTGTGCAGTATTGGTTGTTATCATTGTTTGGTTATTTTTTAATAACGTGTCTTGGTATTACCGTTACATTTCATAGATTGCTAACACACAACTCATATACACTATGGAAACCTTTTGAATACTTGTTTAGTTACTTTGCTAACATAGGATGTACGGGAAGTAGTGTGGGTTGGGTGTATGTTCATAGACTACATCATAGATATTCCGATCAACCTGGAGATCCCCATAGTCCGACAACTCTGGGTCCTGTTGGTGCTATCCTTGGCGATTATGGTAATGGTTTCAATAAATGGGTTGTTAGAGATATCATTAAGGATCCCGTGCATAGGTTCATGCATGAGTATTATACAGGTATCGTATTGTTAACTTTAACCGTATTGATGCTTATAGATCCCTTGCTCGCCGTCTATCTTTATGGTATTCCTGTGTTTATGAATACATTAGCATCACGTCTTAGTAATTGGATTAATCATACGGCGGTATTTGGAAGAAAGCCAATCAAAACCAGTGATCACTCACAGAACATTTGGTGGTGGGCGTTGTTAACGTTTGGAGAAGGTTGGCATAATAATCACCACGCACATCCTGGTGACTACCGTCTTGGACGTCGCTGGTGGGAGTTTGACGTGGCAAAGTATATCATCGAGTTCTTGTTCATTATACAACTTGCTCACAAAAAAGTAAGAAGAGTTACAACCTAGTTGTCTTTTACCAGCATCTCATGGATAGTTGGCTGATTCACACACAAACGAGATCAAATGGAATTTAGTCCGGTTAAAACACTTAAAGACTTTCAGCGAGAAGTCGAACAGCTTGCTTTCGAAAAGCGCATTGACTTTATGGAGGCTGTGATATTATACTGTGAACAAACAGGCATGGAGGTTGAGGCTGCTGGTAGCCTCATCAAGTCAAGTGCAAAGATGAAAGCACGCATTCAAGATGAAGCTGAGCAACTGAACTACTTCCCTAAGACCGCCAAGCTACCAATATAATGAATTACTTAAGAATGGATCCATTTGACGCCTACAAACAGTACCTTGCATTGAAGAGTCATTTCTCAACAAAGACATATGACTACTTCAAATATGGTACGGCCGTCAAAGCAAAGCGTGAGTCTTTTGAAACCCGTAAAGACAAATACTTCTTTTATAAGTTATCCAAACGCAAAGACTTGCTAGACTTCTTGGTCGCAATGTTTGTGTATGGAAAAAAAGATATGTGGATTGGTGATGTTCTTCGCAATGAGGAGACAGAGCAACTTTACAAAAAATGGCAGACTGTAAAGCAATCCCTAACATATGTGTTTATGAATGATATGGAAAAGTTGAATCCGGACCTTATAAGCAGCTTCATTGTACAGGATGGTCAACATCCCCATGCTTTAAAGCTGCTTCTACGCGATGAGATCCACCTAGAAACGTTTATCATTCTGAACGACATAATGAGGTTCACTCCCTCATGGAACCGTGAAATAGCGGATCAAATCATCTGGCCTGAGGTTCGCCAGAAGTGTAAGAAATATCACCCCTTTATGGAGTACGACAAGGAAAAATGTAAAAATATTCTTGTTGACAAGTTCGACTTAAAGAGGTAATATAAATACTATTATCGATATGATAATGTGGATACAAACATACTTTTAATACATTTTATACAAGGAAATATATGGTAGATTTTGCAAATCTTAAAAAGAACAGTGGTTCTTCTTCTCTCGCTGGCCTGCAGAACGCAGTTGAAAAGCTAGCAGCCCCCTCAAGTAAACCCCAAGACGACGAACGCTTCTGGCGTCCCGAGATTGACAAAGCCGGTAACGGTTATGCTGTCATTCGATTCTTGCCGGCTCCAGCTGGTGAGGATGTTCCATTCGTCCGTATCTTTGACCACGCTTTCAAAGGCGCTGGTGGTTGGTTGATCGATGGCTGCTTGACATCAGTTGGTGAGAAGTGTCCTGTATGTGAGCACAACAGTGCTTTGTGGAATACCGGAACAAAAGACAATCAAGCTCTCGTACGCAGCCAAAAGCGTAAGCTGTCGTTTGTTAGCAACATCTATGTTGTTAAGGATCCAGCACATCCTGAGAATGAAGGTAAGGTAATGCTGTTTAAGTACGGCAAGAAGATTTTTGATAAGTTGAATGCAGCAATGAACCCAGAGTTCGAAGATGAGTCTCCACTCAATCCTTTCGATATGTGGGCTGGTGCTAACTTCAAGTTGAAGATTCGTAAAGTAGAAGGATACTCTAACTATGATAAGTCTGAGTTTGATTCTTCCGGGGCTTTGGATGAGGATGATGACACTCTTGAGGCTATCTGGAAGCGTGAGTATCCATTGACAACATTCCTTGAGCGTAAGAACTTCAAAACATATGATGAAGTTAAGAGCCGTTTGAATAAAGTGCTTGGTTTGGAAGGCGGTATGTCTTCTGCTCCTCAGTCACGTCAACAAATGTGGGATGAAGACACAGCTGCTGCACCACGTGCCGCTGCTCCTAAGGCTGCTCCTGCAAAAGCTTTTGCTCCAAAGGTCGATAGTGCACCTTGGGATGAACAAGAAGACGACGACTTAGCAATGTTCCAGAAACTTGCTAACGAATAATCAACCAACCATAGTAGTTGATTCTTTACGAGGCTGCGGAGACGCAGCCTTTCTTATTTCCGTTGTGTTATTAACAGCAATCACAGTAACGTTGCTTCCACCAGTTGGTTTCTTGGCAGCCGCTACATTAGCGTTTAATTTTTCTAAATTTTGCCCACCAGATATATCAGCAGTAATTAGTTCGGCTGATGCTGCTCGGTCTTTAGCCTTTTGACCGGTAGTATCAGCAAAGCCAACAGCGCTGTTAACTTCACCAATGCTTTCGAGTTGTTCTGGTTTTTTATTTTTGTATTTAAGAAAAAACCATGCCAGGGCTTTTGATGCAACGACTGGATCATTTAGAAGATCAGGATTGTTGAGTACATCGACTCCTGTGAATTTTGCAATTGCGGCATACTGATTTTTACCTGTGTGCTGGATCCATCCCCTACCTCTATATTTGTAACCGTCTCCTGGTGCACTATTACCATCTGTTTTTTTGTATACTTCATTTGCCAGCTCTTCAGGCTTTCCCACAAATTGCTGTGCAAACTCAAGCGTAGGGATACGATTTTTTCCAAAAGTTTTTTGAATAGACTCAGCGGACCTATAGAACGTATCCTCACTGCGTACTTTAAAACCTGTTTCGGCTTTTATTGTAGCTAATATATTTGATATTGCTTTAATAGACGTGATACCCGACTCTTTGAGGGAGTTGACTATTAAACCAACCAAACCCGTCGGTTTATCAGCTGGTGTTGTAGGTGCTGTGGCAGCCACGGAGGGTTTCGCTACAGGAGCGGCTGCTACAGTAGGCGCAGTCGTTGGAGGAGGTGCCGCGGGGGGCTTTGTATCTACAGAAGGTATACCGGATTGTATAGCATCGCCAGATGATGATGTAAGAGTACCACCTGACTCCGTACGTATAGCATTTGTTGGAACGCTTGATGTTGCAACAGCTTGAGATGAAGGCACGGCTACAGGAGGCCTCAACAACCTTGCCGTCTCTGCACTGCTTTCATCAGGAGGTGTGGCTGATGGTGTTGGTTTTTTAGCTTCTTCAGCTTCTGATGTCTTGACCTTCTGACCAAGCATTTCCTCAGCTGTTTCTTTTACACCTTCGTATATGATTTTAAGTTTAGCTACATCATCAGGATCTCTAGGATCAGGGTAATATCCATATTCTTCAAGAAATATATCACGTGCAGTATTTGTAATTTCTGCAGGAATAGAGGTCAACGGACCAGCTAAACCACCAGCCACCTCAATACCAGCACCAGCAACATCACCTCGGAGTAGTCTACTAACAGCGAAAGCAACACCAACGCCAACACCAACAATTGGAATTGACTTGGCAGCTATCTTACCGATAGTTTTGGCTAATGATTTTTTAGCAGCCGCTTTGATAGCAGCCTTGGACGCTTCTTTGCCAGCTTCTCTTTGCGCAGCTTTTTCAGCAGCTTTTTGGCCTGCCTTCTTTACTTCTTCTTTTGGCGCGCCTCTTTTTTTAGCCGCCTCTTCCGCTCTGGTTCTTGCGTTGTTAGTTCTTTTGCGGCCTGAAGGTCTACGCTTCGGTGGCTGTTTTGGAGTTTTTTTAAACCTATCAAACAACCCAGATATCTTGTCAAAAAGAGACTTTTCTTCTTTATCATCCGCTAATTCTTTGATTGCAGCTGGAGGAGCCCCAGCGGTAGCAGATGGTTGTTTGACTTGTTGTGCTGATTTACCAAGAGCTTTATTTGTTTCTTCTCTCGTTGTAGCATATGCGTCCATTGCTTTTGCAAGAACTTGGACATTGTCAGAAATTTGAAGGAACGCGCTTTCTAAACGTCCAAGAGTAGCCCCAGTAGCAGCAATTTTAGATGTTTGAAGATTTATCTCACTAACTTGTTCGTCAATCTCTTGTTGACGTTCTGCTTTCTCACGACGATCGCGAAATGTCTGGCCAATGATACCAGTACTACTTTCAAACTTATCACGTAGGCCTTCGCGAACGTTTTTAGAAGTTTCTTCTTTGAGGGTTTGTAGAAACGCCATGATTAACGACCTGAGTTGAACGTTGTGTTAACGTCTAAGGATCCACGATCCGCAACAGGAGAAAGCATAACGAGAGGTTGATCATTTGTTGGAGGTGGTCCGGATGTATCGATATTCATTGTTTGGTTCGTGCTTGATGAAGCTTCGCCTGCAGCTGCTACATTAACACTAGCCGTACCCACGTCACTACCTGACGATGGTGCTGGCATAGCAGGAGCTGCGCTCTCTCCACCAGTTGCACCAACCATTGTACCACCACCGCCTGAACCCCCACTAGAACCAGGTGATGATCCTCCACCCATAAAAGCTGGTGCACCTCCACCAGTACTAGGTGCAGTTTGTGGTTCAGCACTCATAGCTGTGGCAGCTACTGGTTGTATACCAACAGCTTCTTTTGCCCTATCAACAATTTCTTTTTTGGCTTTTTGAGCTGTTTTGATATCTGCTTCCATTTGCGTTATTGCAGTAGTATGGTTACTAATCATTGTTGGATTAGTTTCCACCTTCAATAGAGCTTTTGTTGAAGCAATACCCTTTTTTGTATCATTAATTCTTTGTTGTAAATTGGTAACAGCAACATTGTCAGCATAGTTTTCAGGTTTCTGAAAATAATCTTTAAGTTGCTCAACTTCGGTGTCTTTTTGTTCTGCTGGTAGGGATGCAGCTGGCGCGGGTGCTGTTACAGGAGTTACAGCTACAGGCGTTTGAGTGGCTGCTACATTATTTTGTCGCAACAACCTTGCCGTCTCTGCACTGCTTTCATCAGGAGGTGTGGCTGATTGGGCTGGTGCTGGTGCCTGACCACTCATAGCATTTGATTGCGTCATCAACGATGCTGGCGCCTGACCACTCGTATCTACTTTTTGTGCACTTGGACTTGGTGTATCTATTCTTCTCGGATCAACAGCTGCTGCAGCGGCTGATCCTCTTCCACCTTCAGCAGTTGATGGTGTAACATCTTCAGGAAGAGGTGTTGGAGGTGTTGGTGTATCATTATCACCTTGTTCGTTTACAATATCTGACGAATTGGCATATGAACTCACAGCACCAGCTGCAGCACCAGCTACAAGTAGTCCACCAGCTAATATAGCAAACTTACCTAAAAACCCACGGAGAAGTTTTTTAGTGCTACCTACAGCTCCCGTAAGCGTTCCTAGTAAACCGCCCTTTTTCTCTGTTGGTGGTTCTGTTGCAGAAGGGGAAGGAGCTGCTGCTTTGAGCATCTCATTATCCGCTTCTTCTTTAGCTGCTGCTTCGCGTGAGGCTTGCTGCTCTTGAACTCTCCGAGCCTCTTTCATTGATTCGACTTCATCAGACCACAATCCAGCAATGTTGTAGATGTTATCTGATATGTTCATCACGACCGATTCTATTCGAGTGAGAACAGCACTATTATTTTCTTCTTGTGCCGTCTGCTCTCTTAAAGCATCAGCAACTTGTGTATCCTTTTCTTCCTTGCCTCCAACAGCTTTTTCAAAAGCCCCACCTAAAGCTCTACCCACCAAGCTTTTACCAAAAGCATTACTCACCCCCTTTATGGCAGCATTCTTAAGGTTTTTCTTAGCAAGACTACCTGCATCAGAAGCAAATGTTTTTACGGAGGATAGGGAAAACGCCATTTATTATCTTTGTGAAAGTCTCTGTTGTTCTTCTTTTAAGTAATCTTTCAGCATATCGACGTATAAATCTCGTTCGTAGGGGTAGAGATTCTCAAGCTCAGTTAATGAATATTTATGATGCTGAACCATACTAAACAGTAATGTGTAGTAATTGGTTATTGAATTATGGCTCAGCCCAATGTAAAAAAATCTGTCAATGTTTTAAGAACAATCTTGACTTCCTTACCATTTGAATTAGTGTAACCAATTGTGTGTTCAACTCGCGGCATTGCTTCGATGAATTGTTGAATAGATTGATATGTATTAACATCAAGCGTATCAACAAAGTCTTGCACTTCTTGACGGGTAAATTCGCTAGCATTGTACATGGTGCCGTCATGTTCAATTTTATCAAGACATGCTTCCATAATTGCAAAGTTAAAGTCAACAATATCGCTAATCCCATCCATTTCGTTCATAATACTGATCTCGGGATATTTCAACACGATAGAAGACGTTGGACCGACTGTAATTACGTTTGAAACAGGTGCACTGCGTACCACTTCCACCTCATCGAGGTTTACTTGTACATCGTAGATTTTACCGTCTTCGTTGTCTTTGTACGAAAGATTAATAATATTCTGAACCGACTTTGCTCGTAACTTAATAAAGAAGTATTCAAGATCAAACGTTGTGAACTTTTCAACATCAACAGATGGATCCGTTATACAACTAGCAATGACTTGTTTAATAGCTCTTACTACATCTGCCTGCTCGCCGCTAGATTGGGCAATAAGTAGTATCTTTTCTTCTTTAACAAGAAAAGGTCTAAACGTAACTGTCTGTTGATTGGACGGTAGCACCAACGAGAAGGTTGGATGTGATAATAATGGTAAACCCATAATAAACTCCTAGTAAATCAATTGAATATATTTTTAATTGTTGAGACTGAACTTAGTGCATCTTGAACACCTCGTGGACGTCTCAGTGAAGCAATAGTTTGAACTGCCGTACCTATCTTGACAAGCTTCTGAAGACCACTGAGTCCACTGAATCCATTCTTTGTCAATTGTAGTGGTTGGTCAACATTAACCAGCTTTGATTGTAAGAAGGCAAATTGGATCGAAAACTGCATCATTCCAGTGTCAGACCAATTGAGAGCAATATCTGGTACATTAATTGGATAAGCATCAGATAAGTCGTATGTTAATACAGGTGTACCCTGCTCGTTGAATGTGGTAATTGTAATCGTTGATCTGTATTGATCTTTAAATTCAACTTCATAGGGTGCAAGTCCATTTACCGTTGCACTAGACGTCATTACCTGGTCACCCCTCACGATACCTTGCATCCACCTGTAAAAGAATTTATAAATCTCACCTTTTCCATCACCAATAAAGTTGATAGTTGTATCATTTGTTTGTAATGAGTACGGTACTTTTTCTGAAGGCCCATAACCAAATCGTTTGAGATCTGCAGTTTGAATAAACAAACCAGGAAGCTGTGCACCCTCAGCATATAAGGATATCTTTGGAGCAGTAGCGTTACCACCAAGGAGTTGAGGTGCTGTAATAGTAACCTCAAAAAGGTTTGTACGGGCAACGGAGTTGTTACGGATTTCACTAATGAAGTTGTTTATCTTTCCACCGCCGGCTCCACTGGATCCGCCACCGAACAATGACTTCAGTGACGAAACCGTACCGATGACATTCATTGCTGTGTTTAGTTTACTCATTGTCCTTGTACCATTCTTCGGCTATCACGCCACACTTGTTGTTTCGTTGCACCCACAAATCTCTCTAGCGGTAAGAACAAAGCTGTGTCCCACTTATCAGCTGGCACCCACAAGAAACGAGACTTGACGTGGTTATTTAGATAGTGCTTAATACATGGCTTGAAGAAGCGGAACTTTGATGCTTTGTTAAGCAATTCATATGAAAGACGCAGCTTAGTTGTATCGTCAATATTTTTATTATTAGAAAGAGTGTAAAGGTTATCCATTAATTTTGCCCTCATCATATGGGGCAAGTAGTGCATGTTTATACCATAAAAGCCGTCTGGTGCTTTTTGGAATGGAAAAATTAATGGAAATCTATCATAATATGGTAAGTCTTTTTTTGTCTTTGGGTCATACATAAACAAATACATACGTCCAATAGTAATTTTGGTAACCATTCTATCGGGCTGCTGAGTTAGCACTTGCTTTGGATTAACAGAGTTGACAGACAAAGCCTGTTCTCGTAACCACATCCTGGCGCTCGTGGTCGCTGCTCCTATATCAGGAGTGGAGTTTAAAATATCAGTAAAAAGCTCTGTGGCCATTAAAATTTAATCCCTAAATCGTGTTCAGTCATAATTATAAACTTCCATTGGCGATCTTTACAATACTCATTTGCTGCCTTCCACTTTGCACTATTGATGCCCCAAGTATACACCTCACGAATGTACTGCTTTGAAGGTTTTTTCTGAACTGTTGGTGGTCTTGTCTCTTTTGCAGGCTTAATTTCAACGACAACCGTCTCTATCAAGCCATCGATATTTTGTTTTTTAACAAGGAAGTCTGGAAAGTATCTATGCACTCTATTATCAATTGGAGACTTGTAGGGAATAGAAAACTCCTCACTAGCCCACGAAAGCACGTCCTTATGTGCGTCTAAATAAGACATGAACTTTAATTCCCAGCGGCTACGATAGACGATGTTAGACGGATCACCTTTATATTTGAGGGGATTACGCGGTTTGAAGAGGCCTTTATAACTCATAGGAAATATTTATATGTCCGTAATAGATAACGAGTTGAGCGCTAAGAAAGAATTAGCAAACAAAATATTTATCGAAAATATTACATCTAACATTAAAGGTGGGCTTGGTGCCATTAGCGATGGTGCCAAATCTCTTGCATCAAAAGCAACGCTTGCTTATAAAACAGCCTTCGATTCAAAAAGTTTGCCTAAACCAGCAACATCGTTAGGTAAGAATCAATCACAAACTCCTCAAGATACAAGAAACAATAATAAGTTTGCTGGGGGTTTGGTATACCCTGCTACAGTGAAATACTATACTATATTTTCTTTTAAAGCGTATAAGCGCGTAACTGTAAGTGATGTACCAATAAGTAAGTCAAGTATTAACATTGTTTTACCAATTCCTTCTAATCTAGTTGAATCGTTCGGTGTTGACTACCAAACACCAGCATTGGGTCCTGTTGTTAGTGCAGCTACCGATAGTCTAATTAATAAAGCTCGTGAAGTACAAAGTGATGGTCCAGGGGCTCTGGCATTTGGTATGAAAGATGTTCAAAAAGCTTTATCAACCACTGGTTCAGCACTCGCTGCTGTAGGAACAATTAAAGCTGCTTCAGCGGTAAGTGAAACAGCTGGAAATGTTGCAAAAAAAGCAATGGGAGTTGCCCCAAATCCGGGTCTAGCTGTTATTTTTAATAACATTGGATTGAGGGAACACACATTTAGTTATAAGTTTGCTCCAAATAGTAACGAGGAGTTGCAAACACTTAAACGAGTTATTAAAGAACTCAAACAAAGAATGCTACCAGGTATGTCACAGGGATCAGAAATGTTATTCACGTTTCCAGATACGTGTGATATTAAGTTTGGACCAACGGAAAACATACCATATAAAATCAAAGAGTGTGTTATGACTAATATGAGTGTTAACTATGCACCCAATGGGCCAGCATTTTTTAAAACAGGAGATCCTGTAATGGTTGAATTGTCAATGACATTCAAAGAAATACGACCATATACAAGACTCGATGTTGGAGCGTAAAAATGTCAAATTACTTTGGAAATTTTCCAACCTCCTTTTATGCAAATAATGTTATTACGAACCTCATCTCAAAGGTACGGTTTGACGATAGTGTTAGCAAAAACCTAGCCGTTTTTTATCCTTATACTCTTCAGGATGGCGAGAGAGCAGATCAAATTGCTGAGAACTATTATGAAGATTCTGGATACGATTGGGTCATATATCTAAGCAATGGTATAATTGATCCATACCACGAATGGCCAAAAGATCAAAACACTCTTACTTCATTTTTAACTACAAAGTATGGTAGTATTGCTAACGCGCAGGCTCAGATAGCATACTATAAAGTTAATTATGATTCCGATGAAAGTGTTATTACTACATCACATTACGCTTCTCTTTCTACAGGACAAAAAAAGTACTGGTCACCAATTATTAGTTACAATGATACTGTAGTTAATTATGAACGTAAAGTTCTTGATATGTTTGTGGAAACAAATAAGGTAGTAAGTTTAACAGGTACGTTTAATGACGTTCCAGCTCGGAACCAACTAATTAAGCAATCGAGTACAGTGACGGGAATTGTAAGCGTAGCAAACACCTCTACAGTAGTTATTAGGCACGTTAATGGAACGTGGGCAACCAGCACTCCTGTTCAATATAGTGGTGTAACAGCTAACGCAACAATTACAGCCGTAACAACACTCAATCAACCAATTGCAACGGAGGAGGTTGCATACTGGGTACCTGTTACACAGTATGATGTAGAACAGGAGTCAAATGAAAGTAAGAAACACATTAGACTTTTGAATGTTTCATATTTGAGTATCATTGAGCGTGATATGCGGAGCCTAATGACCAAATGAAATCAATTGAACCAGGTGACGTATTAATTAAGCGCCTTTCGTTGTTTAACAAGGCACTCAGCGCAGAGGTCAATCCTCTTGATCAGCTTATGGGGTTTGATATCTTTGAGGATATGTCTAAACCTACCATGTATGCAACGTTTGTTTTCAACGATGCTGTTAATCTACTTGAGAACTTCCCGATCATTGGTGAGGAAGTTATTGAAGTGGAAATTGAAACACCAGGAATATCAAAGTCCACAACATTTAGATTTAGAACCTTTGAGGTGGCTAATGTTCAGAAAGAGTTAAACGGTAAGTCTCTAATTTATACATTGAGATGTGTTAGTGAGGAACACTTATACAATGGGTCGTCTTTAATTACTCAGTCGTTTGAAGATACATTAAGCAATATGGTGCCTGTGATCCTTAAAAACTACATGAACACAAAAAAGCAAGTAATTATGGATCAAACGAAGGGTATACAAACTCTCGTAATTCCGAAAATTAACCCTTTGCAAACAATTGATATGATTAGACAAAGAGCTGTTAGTGCTGAGTACACAGCTTCTTCATATGTGTTCTTTGAAAACCAGGCAGGGTTTAATTTTAAAACCATTGAGGGGCTAATGAGGGCGAGTAAGAAAACTATTGGTTCCCGTGAATACAATGCACAAGAAAATCCTATGGGATCGAAGCAAGCACAGGCTAATGCTTTCAGAACAATTTTAAATTATCAAAACATTGCGCGTGCTGACTCAAATAGAAAAGCAGCGCAAGGTGTGTATAAAGCTATAACAAATGTATTTGATATCAATGAAAAATCGTTTAGTAGTTCAAACTTCGATATGACATCAATCTTTAAAAAGCTTGAAAAAGTTGGAGATGGAAAGCAAATTCCAAATACACCTGAATTCATTGAGGAGTTTAGTACTGGCGTTCCTAAACAATTCTTTGTTCCTAAAGATAGTTTAAGACCAGATAACTTCATTGATACAATGGTTGCGGTTCGCAATTCATTTGCTGTCCTACTTAACTCTGATACCACTCGAGTGCAAGTTCATGGAGACTCAGGTCTCAAGGTCGGGGATATGGTAACACTAAACCTACCACAAGCAACAGGTCTAACAGCTAAAAGAAAACAAGACAAATTATCGTCCGGTAATTATTTAATTATCAGATTGAGACATTCAATTACACCTAGTACAGCATCAAAACATACAATTGTTTTTGACTGTGTGAAGATGGGAGTTTAACAATGACAACAAACAGTATTGGCGAAGAAGGTTTTAGATGGTTTATTGGTGTTATTGAGGATCGTGATGATCCTGAAAAGCTAGGCCGTGTACGCATTCGCGCTTTCAACATTCACGGAACAAAAACAGAAGCTCCAACTAATACACTACCATGGGCAACAGTATTAATGCCAGGATATAGTGCAAGTTTGAAAGAAGTAGGTCAATCACCAACAGGTCTTCAAGTTGGATCCACTGTGGTTGGTTTCTTCATAGATGGTAATGAAACAAACATGCCTGTTATTTTTGGTGTGCTTCCTGGTAAAGGTGATATTTCGTTATTGGCTGCAGAACAAAATCGTTTAGAAAAACAAACAATTGGACCAGAACCACAATCAGCATATGGCAGTAAGTATCCTTTCAACAAAGTGTTTAAATCCGAATCCGGGCATGCAATTGAGATTGACGACACTCCTAACGCAGAAAGACTGCACACCTTCCATAGAAGTGGAACGTATACAGAGGTTGATTATTCAGGAAGAAGAGTCAATAAGATTGTTGGTGATGATTATGAAATCGTACAGAAAAATCAAACAATCTATATTCAAGGGAATGTGGATATAAAAGTTAAGGGTAGCTATACGTTGGATGTAGACGGACCTGTTGTAATTAATGGATCAACAGTAAATATCAATCACGGTACTCAAGGCGCAGCTCGAGTGGGAGATCCTGCTGAAGCTCAAGATAACACCGATGATGTTGGTGGATCACCATTTGTTAACAACACTATTGACAAAATACAATCCGGCTCCAAGACCGTATTCATCGGAGATTAAAAGTGGCACTAATACAAAAAAAAGCAAATTTATCACCTATTAAAGCAACGCCCGAATTCTTTTCTGACTTTTTAACTAACCTCAATGTTACCAATGTCAAAAAGGATTTAACAAGAGCTGTTAATGAAGAGGCAGTAAAGACATCAATACGAAATCTATTGCTAACGAATAGAGGTGATCGCTTTTTTAGAAACACAATAGGAAGTGACTTGAGATCGATGTTGTTTGAGTTATCATCGCCTGCTAACGAGCAAATGATTGCAGACCTCATCAGAACCACAATTGATAACTATGAGCCTCGTGCCGATATTGTAGATGTGCGTGTTGAATCTGACGATGACAACAATATGGTTATTGCAACTATTGTTTTCAATATCATAAATAAAGAAGAACCTATTGTTCTCGATTTAATTCTTAACAGGATCCGATAAATGGCCAACACAAGTATAAATTTAGTTGGTTTAGATTTTGCCTCTTTAAAAGACAATCTAAAGACTTACTTAAAAACCAACACACAATTTAAGGACCTCGATTATGAAGGTTCTAATATCAACGTGCTACTTGATTTGTTGGCTTACAATACCTATCTAAATTCCTTTTACACAAACATGGTTGCTAGCGAGATGTTCCTCGATACAGCAACGTTGCGTGATAGTGTTGTATCACACGCAAAGAGTTTGAATTATACACCACGATCATATGTATCGTCGTATGCTGATGTCACAATTAATATAACACCCACCACAACTGTTACAAACGTTTATGTTCCTAAGAACACAACATTTACAGCACGCGTTGGTTCAAACACATACACATTTTCAACTAACGATTCTAATGTACTGACACAATCTAATAACGGTGTGTTCTCGTTGGGTACGTCAATTTACGAAGGCGTGAACCTCACAGAGTCGTTCACTGTTGATAATAGTAACACCGTTCAACGTTTTGTGTTATCTAATCCTTCTGTTGATATTTCCAGCGTCTCGATCACTGTGTTAGAAGATAATGGTGATGTGACTCTTGATTACGTACGTGCAACCAGTCTCGTTAACTTAACTGCAACTACACAGGGCTTCTTTGTTGTAGCAGCAGAGAATGAACAATACGAGATACAGTTTGGTGATAATACGTTTGGTAGAAGTCCAAAGGATGGTGCAATTATTGTTGTCAAATATAGAGCTGCAAGCGGCGAATTACCTAACGGTGCAAGCGTCTTTGTGTCTGACGGATCGATTGATGGACATACAAACGTTGCTATAACAACTGTTGTAAATGCTCGCTATGGTCAGATCAATGAGTCCTTAGAAAGTATCCGCACAAATGCTATTCGTAATTATCAAGTCCGCGGTCGTGCTGTAACTACAAGCGATTATGAAGTATTACTGAAAACTCAATTCCCTGAAATTGAAAGTATCTCTGCATATGGTGGAGAAAATATCGAACCGCCACAGTTTGGTAAAGTATACATTGCAGTTGATATACAAAACGCTGATGGTACACCACAAAACAGACTAGACACATACAAACAATACATTACAGATAAGACACCTGTATCGATTGATGTGGTGTTCATACAACCTGAATTCATGTATGCACAGATTATTGCTGATGTTAAGTATAACACTAACCTTACAACAAAGCTGTCCAGTGATATTAAAACTTTAGTTCAAGCGAAGATAAGTGAGCACAATACAACGTATCTTAATGGTTTCAAAAAGACGTTATACTATAGTAAAATGGTATCTGATATAACATCAGCTGATACAAGTATTGTCAGCAACGATACAACAATTAAAGCAATTAAGATTATTAACCCAACTTTATCAGCTGCTCAGAGTTTCACGGTTAACTACGGTTTTCCGCTTGAGACGGAGACGGGTGTAAGGTTATCGGTTCCTGAATATCACTATGGCCATACAGTGCAGTCCTCAGCGTTCTTGTATAATGGCAATCGTTGTATTTTGACGGACGATACACAGGGTACTTTATACATTGCCAAAGTTGTTGCAGATACAGTTGAGATAGTTGTTGCGGTCGGTACCGTCAATTATACGATTGGCCAAATTTTAATTAACAATCTGAATGTTTCAAGTTATGAAGGTAGCGGTATTAAGATTTACGTAAGACCTGATACAAAAGATTTTGCTAGTACGAAGAATGTTTTGTTGTCTATTAAAGACAGCGATGTGACGGTTAACATCACACCAGTTAAAGTATGAGAAACATAGAAGATTTAATCTCGCCGCTTATACAAGCACAGTTCCCTTCCTTCTATGAGGAAGAGGGACCTATATTTATTGACTTTGTTAAGTCATACTATAAGTGGTTAGAGACAGAAAACCAACAACTATACTACTCGCGAAATCTGTTAGAGTATAGAGACATTGATAAAACTATCGATGCGTTTGTTGTTCATTTTAAAGAAACATACTTAAAAGATATACCGCTTGGTACGTCGGTCGATGAACGCTTTCTTGTAAAGCATATATTAGACCTTTACCAAAACAAAGGCAATGAGCAAAGTGTGAAGCTGGCAATGCGTGCATTGTTCAATACAGCCGCATCTGTGTATACACCTGGTAATGATATTCTTAAACCCTCAGATGGTATCTGGCGGCTTCCTCGCTATCTTGAAGTATCAACCAGTCCCCGTAATATATCTTTCGTCAATCAACAAATAGTTGGCACGAAGACGGGTGCAGTGGCGTTTTGTGAAAGACTTGTTAAAAAAAGAGTAAATGGTAGATTTATTGACGTCTTGTTTTTATCTAATATTCAAGGCGACTTTTCTTTTAGAGAGCAAATTGTAGCATCCTCAAATACCTCCACCGTTGATGCTCCTACTGTTGAAGGATCGTTAACAACTTTAGATGTATTGAATGGTGGTCAAAACTTTTCTGTTGGTGATGAGTTTAATGTGGTGTCTACTTCAGGTCGTGGCGGAAAAGCAATTGTTTCATCTATTGTGGATGCAACAGGGCGTGTAACGTTTGTAATTGAGGATGGCGGTTTTGGTTATACGAATACGGCAACTGTTTACATATCAGATAAAGTTCTGGGGTTGTCAAATGTAGATAACACTGACACGTCTATCGATACTTTTACTTTTTTAGAAACTGTATCTCAAAACCTTGTTAGTGTGACATATGATACAGCAGTTAATAGTGCTTTCTTTACAGTCAACACAACAATTCAGACAGCCAATGCTACTCATACAGCTACAGCTGGTATTGTGTCTTCTGTTATTAACTCAAACACTACAGGAGTATTGAAAGTAGCACCTCTATCGGGTGATTTGTTTGCAACAAATACTACGTTTGCTGCTAAGTTGTTTAATTTAACTTACGATAGTTCTTCGAATGTTTCACTGTTTGCTAACGGTAGCATTATTGAGTCTGTCAATGCTACAACAACAGCAAACGCTTTAATCATATCATGTGCTACAAGCAACACAACTCGTGGTACAATGCTAATTAGCCAAATATCAGGTAACGTAGCTACTGTCAATACAACGTTTAGATTAGCTACTAATACTGCCACGCAAGCGACTATCAATACTACTGCTAGTGTATTACAGTTTACCTCTAACCTATCGTTGACTGCAGCAAAGACAGTTAACACAGATATTACCGCAACAGGAATATTGATATCCTCTGGCAACGCTACTGTGACGTCAGGTAATGGGTACATTGGTGTTGATAGTGTCTTGAATGCGTTCATTTCAAATACCATCTTTTCTTCTATTGTTGGAGCAACATCAAACACGACAGCTAATGTGGTGTTTGTAAGTACAGGATCTGATGCAGCATTTAATATTGGTTCTCTTTCAGATACAGAGTCTGTTTTTATAGCAACAGACCGCCTTTCTAGCAGAAACACTGGTAACATTCTTTTTATGGATATTAATTTGGATTTAAATCCAAATAATGCGAACGCAGCTGGGTATGGCTTTGCCAAACTTCCTAGTGCTAATGTTGATAGCGTTTTACTTGACGCATTCTTTATACAAACTCAGACAATTGGATCAATTTCATCGCTGAAAAATATCAATCCTGGTTCTGATTATAATATTGACCCCTATGTTGTAGTTCGAGAATTTAATATTGCGTCACAGAACATACCTGAGATTGACATAGCATACACATCTGCAAACGGCACATATGTTGTTGGTGAGTATGTAAGACAAGTATCGGGACTGACAGGTGTACAGTTAACAGTTTCTGATTTTCACGGAAATACAGCTAATGGTACAGTGTCTACAACGTATACTATTAGCGAGCAGGTATACCAAACTAACGGAGCATCAACATTTGCGAGTGGGTTTGCTAATGTTGCTTCAATAAATTCAACAGGATCTGGATCGGTCTTGTTAATCAATACAACAGGAACATTTGCCCCCACTGTTAGTTTTTCTTTTAATAGTAACAGTGCTGTTTCAAATACAAATGATTTTATTACTCTTACATCACATACGTTTGCAAATAACGACTATCTGACGTATTATGTGGATACAGGCAACACAGCTATAGGTGGGCTAACGGATGAGAGTAGCTACTATGTTGTTGATGCAAATTCTTCTGGTGTTAAATTATCTTTAACACATAGCGGTGGTGCAATAGATATTACTGCTGGTGCAAACCAAACAGGACACAGTCTAAAGAAAAATATTGTATTCGGACTTACGTCTGGATCGAAAGCTATCGTGTCGCTTGTTAACACGAGTGTGACTGTTAATGCAACAGCAACGGGTAAAGTAATTAACGCTTATCCAACAGCTAACGTACCTTACCTGCAAGTGAGACCATTGTCTTTTAACTCCACTTTTGGAGTTGGCAATACTCTTATTGGTATCACATCAGGTGCAACAGCATTGATTGGTACTATATCATCAAACCCAACAGCTGCAGTCATGGGATTGAATGCTGTTATATCTGCTAATGTGCAAGTAGCAAATGCTACTGCTAGTACATTGACTGTTGTAGATTCAGGATATGGTTATATTGACGATGAAAATGTTTCACTTCAGGCTGCTAACACACCTTACATTGTGACAGCAAGATCTTCTGTACTTAAGCAGGGTGTGGGTGAAGGATACTTTGTGTCCACAAAAGGATTCTTATCAAATGATAAGAAACTAATTGATAGCGATTACTATCAGGAATATAGTTACGAAGTACAATCGCGTGTTCCTTTCTCAAGATATGCTGATGTATTGAAGAGTTTATTGCATGTAGCAGGTACAAAAATGTTTGGACGTGTTGTAATTGATTCGTTTGCAAACAGTCAGCTAACAGTTGCAAACAGCTCTGTAGAGATACTCTAAATACTTTATATTTACTAATTACGGTATAACAAATGGCAAAAAATCTTTTAACAGATTATTTCAGCTTGCATAACGCAAAGCAATTTACAGAATCTATATCTGAAACAGCAAACAACATCTACTACGTGTTTGCTGGTCGTCATACACCATACACAGGTGGAGATGGTGCTATTCCGGATACCGTTAATAGCACCGAAGCTGTTAACATTGATGTATACAAAGAAGCTGTTTTTGGTAAGAAGCTTGAACAAGCAGATGTCAAAATAATGGTCCCTCGTTATGATTGGGTAACTAACACTGTGTACGCTGCCTACAGTAGTGATACTGATATTAGTGGGACAAACTTTTTTGTTGTGGTTGATGCTACCTCCGAACATCATGTTTTTAAGGTACTCGATAATAACAACGGTGCACCATCAACAGTAGCACCCAACTTCAACGATACGGCAGCTGATGATGAGTTTTATAGTACAAGCGATAAATACGTGTGGAAGTACATGTATACTATTGACACATCGACGTTTGAAAAGTTTGCAACAGATGATTTTGTCCCGGTTGTAACAAACGCAAATGTAGTTGCTAATGCTGTATCTGGTGCAATTGATGTTGTTAAAATTGTATCAGCTGGTGATCGGTATAACACTACAATTTCCGGTACCTTCAATTCAGGTGACATTTCAATTAGTGGTGATAATACTAGGCATGCAATTGCTAACACAGCTAGTTCTGTTGAAGATTTCTACAATGATAGTTACATTTACATATCTGGTGGTACAGGCGCGGGCCAAACCCGTAAAATTGTAAATTATACTGTTGATATAGCTACATCAAAAAAGATTATAACAATTGCAACCCCGTTCACAACCTCACCTGCTATTAATTCAACATATGAAATAACACCAGCTGTTTATATTACGGGAGATGGATCAGGTGCAATTGTGCGTGCTATTGTTAATACATCTTCCTCAAACAGTATAACACGGATTGAAGTATTAGATAGAGGTGCAAACTACACATATGCAACTGCAACTGTAGCAGGCAATCGCGGTGGTGCAACCACAAACGCTGCTGTTGTTCAAGCTGTGCTAGCTCCTAAAGGTGGTCATGGATCAAACCCAGAGTTTGAATTAGGTGGCAAATATCTGGGTGTTAGCGTCACTTTTGCAAATAGTGAGTCAGGTACAATATCCGTAGCAAATGATTACAGGACAATTGGGATTGTAAAGGATCCTAAATTTGCAAATGTAGAACTAACACTAGCTACAACAACAGGTGTGTTTGTTGATGAAGAACTAGTTACACAAGCAAATTCATTAGCAACAGGAATAGTTACATCCGTAACACCATCGACTATTTCATTATCAAATGTAACAGGTGTATTTGTAACAGGTAAAACAATTACAGGTAATACATCATCTTCTTCTGCAAACGTTGTATCTTTTACAATAAATGGAGTATCTAAAAACTTCTCTACGTTTGATAATCGTCATAAATACACATACTCGAGTGGATCTGGAACCTTTAGTGAAGATGAGGTAATCTCGCAAACCATCGATAGTGTAACTGTTAATGCCTATTATCACTCTAACGATGCTAGTTTTTATTATATGACAGACCTCAGAGGTACGTTTACGTTAACGCAGCCGGTTGTAGGTTCAAATACAAACGCTGATGTTACTCTAACGGCTTACTATCCTCCAGATATTGTTGAGGGTAGTGGTGAGGTCCTATACATAGAGAATCTGGACCCCATCGAGCGTAGTGCTAGTCAGTCGGAGAGAGTTAAGTTAATCTTAAAATTCTAAGAGGAATAAATGAGTTTTGAAACCAATCTAAGCGCCGCCCCTTATTGGGATGATTACATTGAAGAAAGAGATTTTTATAAAGTCCTCTTCAAACCCGGTGTCGCTGTTCAAACAAGAGAGTTGAATCAGCTCCAAACTATTCTTCAAAAACAAATTGAAAGATTTGGAGATCACGTTTTCAAGAGTGGTACCATTATTAGTGGTGTTAACTTCTTCTACAATCCCCTTTTCCCTTATATTAAAATTACTGACTTACAGGAAGACGGTCAGCCTGTTGCACTTTCAACGTACAGAGGTTTATTTGTCAAGAATTCTGCTAATTTGCAGGCTCAAGTTCTTTTTTATATTAACGGATTTGAGGCAAAAGCTCCTGATTTAAACACGCTGTATCTTTCATATATTAATGCCGGTAACACCTACGACATCTCTGCGTTTTCTAACAATGATGTGCTAGATGTATTCAGTAAAGATAGTATCATCTTTGATATTGATGTTACCAATGGCGGAACCGGATTTGCAAATAGCGACGTTTTACATGTTGTTAGCGCTATCAATGTTAATGTGCTTACTGGTTCTTTCAGTGTTGGTGATGTTATTCAGCAATCTACGACTGGTGCTGTTGTTCAAGTTACAGCAGTTGCAAACGGCGCAAATTCAACCGCGAAGATATTATCTATCAAGCCACGTAATATAGATTTATCTAACACATCGGGTACATCTACAGCATGGACAATTGAGGTTGGTTACAATGTGGGTAATGTTAGTACATCCGTTAGTGCAAACGTTATTTCATTAATAGGTAGTGGAGCTGTTGGTTCTATTATTACCGATTCTCTTGGCGTTGTACAAAATATTGTGCTTTCCAATAACGGTACAGGATATACAACACTACCATATGCAGCAATCAAACCGGGTAGCGTATCCGCTTCGGTTGCTACACTCGATCTCACACCAAGATCCTACCTCGCAAAAGTAAGAGTAGCATCACTAGCCAATTCCGTAGGTTTTGGTTATGCTTTTGGTATCACACCTGGTGTAATTTACCAGAAAGGTATTTTTTCTAGAGTCGATTCACAATTCGCTGTTGTTTCAAAATATGACACAACACCTAATAACACATCTGTAGGATTCAAATCTAACGAATCTATTGTTACATATAGATCAGATTCTTCGTTGTATGACAATGCAGCGAACACCTACAATGAGGCGGCACCTGGAGCAGACCGTTTAAAGGTATCACCGACTTTAAGTGTTGTTAATACAGATATTGCTGCCGCAAACTCGGAGTTTCTTACTCTGGTTGAGTTTGAAAACGGCGAGCCAGCTAAGGAAAACCGTAACACGGTATATAATGAAATAGCTAAAGAGTTCGAAAGAAGAACGACCGAATCAGCGGGTGATTATGTTGTTAATTCGTTTCGATCATTCACAAAAGAAATCAATGGTAACACAACTCATTTGAGTGTTGTTATTGATCCAGGTATTGCTTATATTTCAGGTAAACGGGTTCAACTAACAGCACCTATTACTCGAGCTGTTGCAAAGGCTAGCACAACAGCTAACTCTACAAATCAAACCATTACTGCTAATTATGGTAATTATATATTAGTACAACAGCTGGGTGGGTATTTTGATTTTAAGTCAGGAACAACAATAGACTTATATGATACAGCAAAAACTTTACTTACTAGCTTAGCTGGTATGGGTTCTATTACCGCGGCAGGTAACCTGATTGGTACAGCACGTATTAGATCTCTTGTTTTTGATAGTGGTACTGAAGGAACGCCAAACGCTAGGTATCGTGCTTATTTGTTTGATATTGTAATGAGTTCTGGCAAGTCATTTAGAGATGTAAGAAGTATATTCTATAATGGTACTCAAAAAGGTGTTGCTGATTTAATTCTGGAGCAGGATGGTACGACTAGTGCCAATGTAGCGGTGTTGTATGACACAGAGCGTACAGATATAATCTTCCCTGTAGGAGCTAAAGCTGTTAAGTCTGTCACCGATATCAGTTACACATATAGAACGAGTAGGCTTGATGAGGCTTTTAACGCTAACGGAATAATTTCTTTTGCATTGACGGGCACCGACAAATTTCCATACAGCGATGGTAATTTATCATCTACACTGAAAGGTGACTTCCTTGTTGTTCCAACAACAAACGCATATTCCGCTAATCTAACATCTACAGTATTAGCAAATACAAGTACAGCTAACTTGATTGGCAGTGCAACAGCATTTGCAACGGATTTTGAGGCTGGTGATTATATCGGATTGTGGAATGGTGCAACTGTTGTTCCTTCACTAATTAGTAGTGTTGTAAACAACACGTTAATTATTCTTGGCGCAAACGCAACGTTTGGTAATACAGCTGCAAACTACAATCAGTTCTACCCTGCAAACTATCCTATACCAATTATTGATAGAGCAGCACGAACTATTAATATTCACTCTTCTTCTACCACTGCAAAGATTACAATTGGAACACTAGTTGCTTCTGTTAATACAAACATATATTATAATGTTAAAGTAGCGACTGCTACTCCTGTGACAAAGAGTGTGGTGAGGGATGCGTATGTTAAACTGTATACAGGTAACAATGTTACTGTATCTGCTTCGGGAAATAATACGACAGGACCTTGGTCTCTTGGTCTGCCTGATGTGTTTAGACTAAAGGAAGTTTATCTAGGCAATACAACATCAGATACAGTTATCACAAAGTATTTTTATATAAACTCCTACAATGATGGTGATACAATTAAAAATGCGGAATTAAGATTAATTCCTGGTGCTAATTTAGCTCTTTCTAATACATCATGGTTGTTGGTAAAGTTTGATACTTTCAGTTCAGCTGCTGAAGGCCTTGTCACGATTGATTCATTCAATGGTATCATTAACGATGCTGGTGGCTTTAGTAACAGCTCTTCCATTAACTTGTTAGAAGTTCCTGAAACGCTTACATCTGATAATCGTTACTACGATTCAAGAGATTGCTTTGATTTCAGACCCCTCTCTGCCAACACAAGTGTACGTACAACAACGGTTGGTAGTGCTACCATCAATCCTGCAAACACTCAAACTATAAGCGCTAGTGAAAAGTACTTCCCTGTACCAGACTCTGCCATTACGTTTGATATGGAATACTATCAGCCGCGTATTGATAGAGTATCGGTTGATAAAAATACTGAGGTTTACGTATCCGGCGGTACACCAAACGTAAACAAAACACAGGCACCACCGCCGCTTGATGATGCAATTACTGTGAATAGATTATATCTACCACAATATCCAACACTAGCGACCTCTATATCCAATACAACATATCAAGTACTTGACAAAAAGATTGGTAATGAATCAAACATTATTAGTGGAAACCAATCCCGTTATACAGCAGTTAATATTCAAAATGCATCTGATACACGTAGCGCCGCTAAACGTTACTCGATGTCAGACATCAACAAACTAGAGCGTAGAATTAACGAGCTTGAGGAATCGGTATCTTTATCTTTACTTGAGAGGTCAATTGCAGAACTTACAATACCAAGTTCCACTAACCCAGCAAAAGAAAGATTTAAAAACGCATTCCTTGTTGATAGCTTCTTTAATCATTATGTTGCTGATACTACTAATCCCGAAGGATCCTTCTATATTGACGAACAACAAGGTGCATTATTTCCTCTGACTTTCAATTATAATGTTGAGAGTGTGTTGGATCGTTCAGATGCCACAACAAGTGGTGCCATAGTTGGCGCGCGCACGTTAATGTTACCTTTTACTGAGTATACAATTGTTAGTCAGCTGAGTGCTTCTGTAACACCACCACCTGTTCAAACATACTATGTAGAGGATTATACACCGCCATCTCCGCCACAGCCCGTATCGGTAGAACCAGAAGCAGCAGTTCGAGACGCTACCGGTACTGTAGTACGTAAAGAAGTATATACGGGCGTTGTCATGTACGTTATTGAGACGGATACTGGTAACCAAGTTGGATATGTAGATATTGGAACTGCAAAGAATTGGCTTAGTGTTCATCAAGACACTTTAAAAGCCGATGGTACTAAGGCTGTAAGCATAGATACGTCTGTAAAAGGTAAAGATGTTGGTGGTACAGTTACCTCAACATATGGTGAATTCACAGGCTGGTCGGCAACCGGTGCTAAGTATGATTCTGTAGTTACTATTAACCAGAAAACTGTTAGTTCTAGTACTCCCGTCGATATAGGACAAACACCAACACAAAAAGCGGCTAGTGATGCGTGGCTTGCAACACAAGGTAAAAAACCGTAAGACTTACTACAATATGAAAAAATTTAAAACTCAATTTTAATTGATAAATAGGAATAATATGGCAACAGCTCTCGTGTTTAAAGAAACAGACATTAACCTAGAATTTTTTGGGTTACGTCCGTTATCAACACATTACTTTTATTATAACGGTAATCAGGTCACAACAGAAGTTAAGCAAATTGGAAAGAAGCTTGGACAGCCTTTAATTGCGGATGAAAATGGATATCTAAATATAATTTTCTACTTATCATCAGGTATTGCTTCTACTTCTGCTAAGTCGTTTTCTGAAAAGGTTAGCATACTAGCCGCTGGGCCTCAGGCGTTTGTAGTAACGAACTTAGATGTCGCTACATTACCACTTAATTTTGAAAATGCTTCATCTTCGTACGCAAAAATGTTAACAACAGTAAGGTCACCACAGTAATATGTTTACAGCTGCTCAATCTTTTTATATTGATCCCAACAGCGTTGAAAAATCACCAGTTGTTTTGTTGACGAGTGTTGATCTTTATTTTAAACAAAAGCCGTCAATATCAACAAATGCAAGCGGTACTGTTAAGCCTGGTGTCCATATCGCTATTTGTCCTATATTAGATGGTATCCCAAGGGTGGATCAACATTATCCAAGCTCAATAACACGTATTGAATATGATAATATTAATACATCTAGTACTGCGGCTTCGCTGACGTCTATATCGTTTGCTGCCCCACTACAGTTACAAACAGATAAAGAGTATGCAATACTTATTGGTGCTGATGGAGAAGACCCTGGTTTTATATTATGGAAAAATAGCACTGGTGAGGTGGATGTCATATCTGGAGCAACGGCAAAAGTCTCTTCTGGAAAAGTGGATGGTAATTACTTTGATATTACAAACGGTACGAATATTACACCACAGCATGGTGTAGATCTTAAGTTTACTGTGAAGGTCGCTAAATTCTCCGGCGCATTGAGTGCTACATTTAAAGCTACTAATCAAGCATATGAGTTTATTAAACTAGCAACAAGTACAACTAGCGGTACGTTTATTGGTGGTGAATATGTGTACCAAGCTCAAGCAAATCTTGTTGGTACTGTGACCGTTGTATCCGGATCCTCTAATGTGGGTGGAACAACAACAGATTTTGTTACAGATATTGCTAATAATGATCTCATCGTTGTCGCTAACTCCACTGTTACTCAAGTTAGAAAAGTAAACGTTGTTGGTAACTCTACTTTCTTAAATGTTACGTCTTCGTTTGCTACATCCATGACCGGTGTTAATATTAGGTCGTTTGAGTCAGGTACACTGACTGTAGACACAACCAGTAACACAATTGTGGGTACTAATACATCCTTTGTATCAACTTCCGCTCTCGCAGCAGGTCAGTATATTATTATTACTGATGGTACAGATGGAAACACTGAAGTTCGGAAGATCGTAAGTGTTGCTAACAACACAAGTCTTGTGTTGGATGTGAGACCATCTTTCTCCAACACACAAGCTGCATGGTTTGTATCTCCAACTGGCAAAGTCAATAATTATAAATCTCATGCTGATGGCTTAATTTTATATAACTCATCAGCTAACAGCACTGCTTACTTCAGTGCTGGTAAGATCGTAAAAGGTGTTGATTCGTTAGCAACGTCAACAATTTCTGAAATTCAGAATATTCCTCTTTCTCGCTTTGAATCAAGATATTCCACAGCGCAGCCAACTGGGTCAAAGCTTAAATTGTATGCAAATTTTGCTAACTCAACATATGCAACAAGCGCAGCTAACAAAAGAGAAATTACTAACGCTGGTGGTGGCACAGTTATTGATTACCCAGGTATCATTGCATCGAGATCGAATGAAGTATTAAACTCTACCAATTTGTTTGCAAATGCTCATAGTATGTCTGTTGAACTGGTTGCAACAACAGAGAATGCTTTCACTTCACCTGTTATTAACGAGTCTCTACTTGACTTTGATATACAGCAATTCATTATTAATAATGATTCAACAAATGAAGCTTATGCTAACGGTGCAGCTGATTCGAAGTATATTTCAAAACCGGTTGTTCTTGGGGTCGATCAAATTGCTGAAGATTTAATTGTATATGTTGAAGCATATCGTCCTTCTGGTACAGATGTTGAAGTGTATACAAAGCTACTGAGTGAAGAAGATAATGAAGCATTCAGTAAAAAGAATTGGACGAAAATGAAGGAAGTAATCCTAGCAGGATCTTCATCTTATAGTTTAAATGCTGTTGACTCCGACACTGTTATTATCAAGTATGTGCTACCTCCTTACCAACCAACTACAACACCTGTGACTACTGGGACGTTCAGTGTGCAATCTGCAAATGCAATTGTGACAGCATCTCATTCAACAGTTAATACAGACATTGTAGCTGGTGACCTTGTGTTGATTAAGAAGCCAACAGTACCAGATACATACCTTGTAGACTTGGTTGTTGCATCTAATACTACAACTTTTACTCTATCCCAAACTACTGCAAATGCAGACATTATTGGATCGGGTTTGAAAGTTGAAGTAATTGATCCAACTAATTCTGCATTCTTAAATAATCAAAACTATAATATTGTAAGATACTTCAATACTACGAATGGTAAGTATGATGGGTTCAAGCAGTTTGCAATTAAGATCGTTATGAAGTCAGCAGATTATCATAATGCCCCAAGAATCGAAAGTTATAGAGCAATTGCGGTATCAGCATAATGAATTTTAACAAGCTACAGAGAGATAACTATTCAGAGGCTTTAATTAATACCGATAATGATGCTTATCAAAAGCACATACATGATATTAATCAAACTCGAAACGTTCAAAGAGCTTTGAATGAGGTGCGTAGTGTTAAGAACGATGTGGATCAGATAAAAGAAATGTTAACTACTTTAATGAACGGGTTAAACAAGAATGGCTAAGAGTATAGCTAACGTCGTAATCGCAACTGATACATTTTCCGGATGGATCACGAGAACAAATGAGATTGCCACAACAATCACAAATGAAACGGTTACGGTAGCGTCAAACACAACGGGTGCAACGGTAACCGGTAATGCCTCCATTACGGGTTTCTTCTCTGCTAATACAATTGCTGTTACAACTGCGTTGCGTGGTGGTACTATTGATACCGCTGCAAATCTTAATGTAACATCCAACCTAATTGTAACAGGTGCAACAGTTAACATTTCAAGTAATGTTAATATTGTTTCGAGCACCTTTAACGCTAATGCGGTTATTACTGTTAGTGGTAATACAACTGTAACTGCTAACCTAATTAGTCTTAAATCTAATTCCTCTGTAACAGCATTATCCATCACCGGCAACGGTACTGTAACCAATACTACGATAACGGGCAACAGTTTTTCCGTAGTTGGCCTAACAAATTTTAGTAATACAATTAACGTTGTGTCGAACGCTACGGTTAATGGCGCGTTCGTCGTTAACAATACAGCTGCTGTTGGTAACACTACAATAACAGGAACAGCAAACGTTACATCATCTATTAATGTTGTTGGTGCAGCTACTGTAAATGGCGCTCTGACGGTTAACAACACAGCATCTGTAGGCAACACAACGATCACGGGATTTGCTAATGTAAGCTCTTCTGTAAATGTTGTTGGTGCAGCTACCGTTAATGGTGCGTTTGTTGTCAATAATACAGCAGCAACTGGTAACACAACAGTAACTGGATTCCTCAATGTGTCTTCTTATGGTACATTTGGTGGTACGGTCAATGCAACAGCAATTAATGTTGGGGCAAATGTTAACATTACCACATCAAGTTTGAATGTAGGTAATTCAACTGTAAATACGGTTATTACACCCACTGCTGTCAGTACGACTGGTACATTATCAGTTGTAGGCGCAGCTTCTGTTACAAACACTTTAGCTTCTGGTAATACAACTGTAACAGGATTCATTAACGCAAGTTCATATGGCACATTTGCTGGAACTGTTAATGCAACAGCTTTGAACATTGGTGCTAACGTTGTAGTAACTTCATCATCAATTTCTGTTGGCAATACCACTGTTAACACAGTTATTACTCAATCAAGTATTGATACGGATGGAACACTAGCCGTACTCGGTTCGGCAACTCTTTCTAATACAGCGTCGGTAGCAGGTACTTTGGGTGCTGGTAATACAACGATTACTGGTTTTGCTAACGTTACTTCAACGTTGCAAGTAGGTGGTCAATCGACGTTAGGTGCAAACGTTAATATTACAGGATCTGCTAACGTAAGCACAGGTATCAATGTTGGTGCCAATGTCAACCTCACAACTTCTTCAATAACAACTGGCAATAGCACAGTTAATACAGTAATTAGTTCATCGGGTATTGATACGGACGGTACACTAGCTGTCCTTGGCGCTACGACGTTATCAAACACTGCCACTGTGGGTGGTACACTGACGTTGATGTCAGATGTTGTACTGACAGTTGTCTCAAATACAAACATTGGTAATGCAAACACGACAGGTGATTTTAATGCAGTTGAGATTTACAATTTCCCAATTGTAACCTACAAAGGTGCAAAGATAACTTCACGTGCAACTACTCTTGCAGGTACAAACACGCAAATTCAGGAGATTATTGTTGCTCACGATGGGACAGATGCTATTATGACTGTTTACGGTACGGTGTCATCGCCTGCTAGTGCTAATCTTGGAGTGTTTTCGTCTACGATAAATACAACACACGTTGCTATTTTGTTTGATCAAACAAGCGCAAATACCAACATGAAAATGTTCGTACAACTAATAAAATAACAAGGTAAGCAATGGCTGCGAGTAATACAAAATTCAGAGTTGAGAATGGATTGGACGTTATTGGGCAAGCCAACGTCAGTGGTAGTCTGCGTGTTCAGGGCGACTTAATAGTTAATGGTTCTGTAACACAAACAGGAACGTCCACTGGTGACTTTATTCCTAATCAAAACGATACGTATCAATTAGGCAATACATCCTACCGTTGGATTCTCAATGCATCTAATGGCAATTTTTCAAGCACACTAACATCTAATAATATTTCAGCTTCTGGTACTCTTGCTGCTGGTAATACAACAGTTACTGGATTTTTAAGTATTAGTTCGTATGGAACTTTTGGTGGAACAGTTAATGCTACTGCTTTGAATATTGGTGCTAATGTTGTTGTAACTACATCATCTATCACTACTGGTAACTCTACAGTTAATACTGTGATCAGTTCATCTGGTGTTAATACAGATGGCACGCTAGCTGTTCTTGGTGCCGCAACACTCTCTAATACAGCATCGATAGCAGGTACGCTAGGTGCTGGTAATACCACTGTAACAGGATTTGTAAATGCAAGTTCTTATGGTACGTTTGCTGGAACAGTTAATGCTACTGCCTTGAATATTGGTGCCAACGTTGTCGTAACTACATCATCAATTACTACTGGTAACAGCACTGTCAACACCGTGGTTAGCTCATCGGGTATTGATACAGATGGAACTTTGGCAGTTCTCAGTACTGCAACTTTATCAAACACAGTTACTATTACAGGTAATACAACAGCCAATGTATTTGTACCATATACAAATAGTGTATCGCTTGGTAGCTCTACAAGACTTTGGAACCTAAGTGCAAACACAGCTGATATTGTTACTGCAACAATTACATCGTTAACTGTTACTGGTAATTCGACTGTTGTTAATGTTTATTCATCGGGCAGTATTGCACCACAATCGACATCAACATTTAATGCGTTAACAGGTGTTGCTAATACAACGGAATATATTACGACCTCAAGTGCACATGCATTTGTTAACGGAGATGTTGTTACGTATCTGGTGGCGACTGGTAATACAGCAGTTAGCGGTCTATCAAACAATACAACATATTATGTTGTCGGTGCTAACAGTACTGCTTTGCAATTGGCTTCATCATTGGGTGGAGCAGCTCTTAATTTGACAGCTGGTGTTAGTCAAACCGGTCATAGTTTAACATCACAAGTAATTCTCTCACATAATAGAATAACAGCTACCGGAGCAACCGCCAACGTTGGTGTGTTGAATGTCATTGGTGGCATTGCTAATTCAAATGTTAACGGCAATGTTGTATTTGATACCGATCTGTTGTTTTTAGATGCAACTAATAATAGAATAGGCTTTAAGAATACATCTCCTTCATCGGCAGACTTAATTACTATAACTGGTAACACGGTATTGTCGACGATCGGTAATGCTATTAGGTTCCTAACATCTAACGCCTCTCATAATGCGGCTGTGTATATTACAGGTACTACAACAAACACTAGATTGGTGTTGTCTACATATGACAACTCTACAAATAGTACTTCACAGGATGGTGGTTTCTTGTTTAATTCAGTCAACGCGACTTCAACAACAGCACTCCTTTCAGCAACGAAAGGTAGTTTCCAATATAAATCTGGTAACGTAGCGCATTCCGGAAACTTCGGTGTGTATGATATTAACGGAACTCGTGTAGGACCATGAAATGGCTGGAAGACCACTCAAAGCGCTATATGAAAACAGATCAATCACATTTGACCCACAGACAAGCGTTTCAACAACAACAATAACGGTTACAAATAACAACCTTTCGGTTGATGATATTGTTGTATATAAAGTTCCCACTGGCGGGACATCAATTACAAATCTTGTAAACGGTGGCGTTTACTATGTTGTTGCTAAACCGACAGCAGGTTCGTTTAGCATCTCTTCTACAAAAAGCGGAACAGCAATTAACATGGGAACGTTTGGTTCCGCTGGCCAGACACATACTTTCACTACTGGTTTTAGTGGTGTTAAGGAAATGACGGATAATGAGATCTTAGGATGGTTTACTCCAACAGTTCTTAGTATGTTGCTTGGTGATGTTGGTGCATTGTATGGTGTAGTTGGTGATCATGCTTTTTATCTTAACATGGCACTGGGATCCGCATCTCCTATCACAAACGAAACAATTCGTACATACTGGTATGAAAAACATAGAAGCAGTACAGTAGGTACACATCCATATGGTTCTGATGATGATAGGTTATACAAACTTATTCAAAAAGAAGCTAATTATGGTGCTGGTGTTGCTCTTACCACAAACACAAGATATTATAAACCTGTAACTTATAGTTACGATAGTGGAACAGGGACGACGCAGATTACAGCAATGACAAGTCAGCAGTTGTATGATTCGCTGATTCGTGTTACTGTTAATTCTGTGATTACTGGTGGTCGTAGTTCGTACTTTGTTGGTCAATCAGCACCAGGCACTGGTACGTGGGTAGAGGTTACTTCTTTCGATGACAGGTATTGGGCAAGTGGCGGCGCGCTCACTACCACGACTTTTAAACTGTGGAGAAGAACGGATAGTAATATTGCCGTTACCAATGTTCGTCCTCTTGTTACGGGAGTAACAGCTGTATCAACGAATCCCGGCGATTTGTTTGAAATGACAGAAAGCCTGATTACAGGTGATGAGTATAGTGGTCTTGGTTACCATTATTTGGTTAGTGAATATATTCGTACAACTGGCATTGGCAAGTATCAGTTCTCAATAACAACACCAACTGATCCAGGTACGTGGCTAGCACGTGGTCAGTTTGTCGATAATGTTAATGATGTCACTGATCAGTCATATGGTCAAGCGTTTACGACTAATTATACTACTGTTTATACGACGCAGTATGCGTCCGCGTATACAATTGCACCTGTGTACAATATAGTCTACACTGGTGGTGAGCCTTCTTATGCGACTGTATATACATTGGTATATGGAAATCCATTCACTAAAACATACTCCGGTGTTGCTCTTTACACGGGAGCTGAGTCAGGTGTCGTATACTCTCAATCTGTATATGCTGGATATACTGCTGCCTCAGTAGGTTTGTTCACCGCCACTGGCTCATATACTAGATTCGGTGTTGTATATGGTGCAGGTCAGTATACCAACTTTTTCACTGCTGGTGTACAATATACGGTTTTGGTAAACCAGGCATATGGTGGGCTTATTTGGAGTCTGGGACCAGGTGGTGAGGGAGACCCAAACTATCAGGCTTATTACACGGGCCCCGCATATAACATATTTTTTGGGGCTGGAGCAGTATATACAAGTATATACATCAGTCCCTTCACAGGTGGTCTTGTTGCTTACACCGGAGTAGGTCAAGGTGGTGGTCCAGCTATAGGATATGCTCAAGCTGCAGTGTGGGTTGGTAATGTAGTAATTGGTAATGGGGTGTATACAAACGAAGATCCTTTGAATAATACGAGCTATTCACGATATGGTATGGGATCATATGCAGACTTTATATTTGGTTATAACCAAATTGGTTACACAGGTGTAAGCGGTAGTTTTATACCGCCAGGTGATACCTCTGGAACCGCATACTACACTAGACGGAGTTCTTATACATCCGCAACAAACGGGATAACGTCAGCATTTACCTCGACAGCAATATATACAGGCGCATATACTCGTACCTATACTCCTAATATTGCCATTTCCAATTACGGTGGCCAGCCTGACATTATTAATATGTTTACGAGAGTGTGGTCGAACGCGTTGCAGACATATACAGGTAATGTATTCTCAGCTTCATTCTTAGGACCCGTGACGTATGGTGCTGGTGCTTACACGGCAATTGCACTTAATAATTCTTCATCATGGACGGGTAGCCCAACAACATTCCTTGCTGCTGTGTATGCAGGATATACTCTTTTAGATACAAGAACATTCGCCTCGTTAAATTATTATACTAACCGGTTTACCGGCTTTTATGGAGGACCATCATATACAGGGGTTGATGCGGTATCGTATAATATAATTGGAAATAGACAATCGTTTACAGGGGGAATTTTTGGTGGTTATACAGCTAATGCTATATTGAATGGATCAGGTATATTTTTCGCTGGTGTTTATGGTGGATATACGAGGACAAGTTTTCCGTTTACCGGATCGTATACCGGTACAGGCGCAGCGTTTTATGGCTACCCAGTATATTATACTTTAACAGGTCCAAACGCGTATGTTGGAACATACAACTCCAATGTATACACAAGTATATTCTTTACAAGAGTATTTGGATATACCAGAGTATTTACAGACATTGATGGCGCGTCCTATAGTAAGGTATACACCGGGAATGAAGGGATTATTGCTGCTATATCATTAGATGCACATGGTGCCACAGCCTACGCACAAACTTATGCAGACAGTCCTGGTAGTTTTGTGCGTTCATCGTGGACTAGTGGAGCAGTATACACAGTATCATATGGAGAGATACGAACTGTTCAATATGCTGCAGCGCCACTGTATACAGCAAGTTACGGTGGTATTGTTAATGGTCCTGTCACGACAGCATTTTACACAACAAACGTACTGAGATATACAAACGACTCATACATATATTTTGCTAATCCAGCATCACCTTCATATAGTACATTACTAGTGTATGGCCGTTACGCATATACGCTAAGCGATGGTACGTATGTTGTATTTGTTGGTAATTATACAAATAGGGTATCATTTGCTCCTGCTACAGTATCTTTTACTAAAACACAAATACAATTCACACGCAACTACACACCTACCGATTTTGATAAGTTGGCAGCGACGGGTGCAATTAGTATATACACTAGTTTTAAGAATGATGGATCGGTTGGTCAGTATAATCGGTTCTTCTCATCGTCTTTTGTAAACACATACACACGAAATTATACACGTACATATACACGTGTGTACACATCATCGTATACAACACTTTTATATTATACACAGAATTACACTAACTCATTCACAAGAGCATATACTACACAATATACAGGTGCGTTTACATCACCGACTGTCCAGGCTCCGACTGTATATACACACCCAGATACAGTTGCATATACCCGTACGGTTGTACCATACACAAACGCAGGCGTAGTGTTTACAGATGGTAGTGGATCGATCTACACAACATCAATTGTTTATACAGAAGGTAACATAGCATATACTGGTTCTTCGGGAACGTATATTGGACCTGCGATCTACACAGCAGCGGTATCAGGATACACGGGTGGATCAGCGACCTATATATGGACACTATGGGTAAGAACAGCGTAATGTCAATTAGTGTACCTTTATGTCAGCACCTTTAAAATTCTTTTCAAACACTTCTGTTAAAGCTCTTCGTGAAATGTCTGATACAGACATCAACGATTATATCTCTATACGAATTGGAGAAGACTTTGCTGCGACTGAAGGCGTCGGGTCCGTTGCAATCGGATCAATGACCAATGGTACATCTATTGGTACATGGACAGACACATTCCGTAATGATGCAATCGGTGCACACCCTGTTGATGCAGCAAACGTTACTTCAACAACTACAACAGTTTACCAAAATATATCTAACGGTGCAATAACCGGTACACCCACTCGTCCTATTCAATGGAATAGTGCTTTGAGTGGTGTTCAACAAATGCCTGACAATGCAATTGATACGAACATCATTGCAAAAGTTGCATCATATATGGTCAACGGTGGGACGGGCAGTTATGTACTACAGCCTACTGCTCCTGCTTCCGGAACATGGGCAAATAGAGGAACGCTGACCAATACGATTACTCCAGGTACAACTGCAAACACATATCTGTGGCAGAAGACTGCAGAGACAGTAACAAACACCACACGTCCTATTAAATGGGGTGCTAGTTTAAATGAAATGACTGATGTTGAAATCAAGTCACTAACATTCAAGCTTCGTAACTACATCGTTAATAACGGAATTGGTAAGTATAAATTATCTGCATCAACTCCTGTAGATCCTGGAACGTGGGTTCAGGCTGGTAGTGGATTTGATGATACAAGACAAGCAACATCAAGTCCTGGATATAATCAGTCGTTTTCGGGTGCATATAACCAGCCGTTTACACAAGTATACTCTGGTTCGTTTACTGGTGCATACACAATTCCGTATACAAATTCTTTTACTGGTGCATTCACTGGATCGTATACCGGCGCTTACAATCAAGCGTATACACAAAATTACACTGGTGTATATAACCAAGTCTACACGACATTGTACACCGGTGCATATACACAAGCATATACTCAAACGTATACCGGCGCATTTACTGGAAGCTACACTCAGACGTACACCGGTGCGTTTGTTGGTGCATATAACCAAACATTCCTTGGCGTATATAACCGCGCATATACATTCCCATACACAGGTGCGTTTACTGGTAGCTACACAGGTGCGTTTACTGGTTTATATGCTGGTGCGTACAACCAAGCATTTGCTGGTGCTTATAACCAAGCATTTGCTGGTGCTTATAATCAAGCGTTTGCGGGTTTTTATAATACAGCCTACACGTTCCCATACACGGGTGGCTTCACTGGATCATACACGGGTGCGTTTACTGGTCTATATGCTGGCGCGTACAACCAAGCATTTGCTGGATTTTATAATACAGCCTATACGTTCCCATACACAGGAGCATTTACTGGTAGCTATACTGGTGCATTTACAGGTGCATATGTAGGTGCATATAACCAAGCATTTGCTGGGTTTTATAATACAGCCTACACGTTTCCGTATACAGGTGCGTTTACTGGAGCCTATAATAATTTCTTTGCGCAAACGTTTCAAGGCGCATCGTATATACAGTTTTATACACTCCAATTTACAGGTCTAGCTGCGTATGGACCACTATACACGGGACCAGCGGTATATAACAGAAACTACACACAAATATATACAACCCAACTTGGATATCAAGTAACTGGTGGGGGAACCTTTGGAGTAAATATTTTTATTGGTGCATGGACGAGTACATATTCATTAATTATTGCAACATATACGTCCGTGTATACTTCTAATGTTGTTTACACCCAGGTATCTAATCCTGTATACACACTTACTATTTCTACTAGCTATAACAGTAACTGGTCAGGACTCCAGTACTGGTCAGGAATTCAACCACAAGCATTTTGGTCAAGCGTCTTTACGGGTGCGTATTTTTATCAAGGGTATGGAACCCCCAACTCTGCAACTTACGGGAATTTCTTTGTTCAACCTCAGGGCAGTGCTGGCTTCACGCGAATCGTAACTTTCGGAACTTCCTGGACAAGCGCAGTTAGTACGTCATACACACGTACTATTACATCAACATACACACGCACCTTATCGTATGCTGGTACTTTTAATCAAATAGGCGTATTCACTGTTGTGTATGCTGGATATTATACACGTACGTTCACAGGTCCAGCGTTGTATGCACGTGCATTCTCAGGAATAGTTATATCACCCAATGCTCAAACATACTCACGTGTATTTACAGGGCCAAGTGAATTTGTGAGATTCTTTACAAGAAACTGGACATCTTCCTGGTCAGGGAATTTCACAGGAGCGTTTGCGGGAGCGTATAATCAGGTATTCAATCAAGCATATACGCGGGCGTTCACAGGATCGTATACATTCCCTTATACAGGAACATATGTTGGTGCCTACAATCAAGCGTTTGCTGGAACGTTTAATACTGCGTTTAATCGAGGATTCACAAGAGCGTTTACGGGATCGTACACCTTTCCGTACACTGGAACGTATGCAGGATCTTATCAACAAGCATTTGCTGGTACTTTTAACACTGCGTTCAATTTAGGATATACGAGAGCGTTTACAGGATCATACACGTTCCCATACACCGGCACCTATACATTTCCTTATACAGGAACATATACTTTCCCATACACTGGAACATATGCAGGAGCTTATCAGCAAGCGTTTGCTGGAACGTTCCAGCAGGTGTTTAATAACCAATATACGTTTCCATATACTGGTGGGTACACACAAGCCTACACAGGAACATATACAGGCGCGTTTAATCAAGCATTTGTTGGATCTTATCAACAAGTATTTACGAGAGCGTACACGTTTCCATACACTGGGACATACGCTACTGGATATACAACACCCTACACAGGATTCTATGCTCAGAATTATACAACCACTTACACTGGTAGTTATGTTGGTAGCTACCAGAACGTATTTACAGGTCAGTTTACAAGAGCGTATACGGGAACGTTTGCTAACATTTTTACGAGACTATATACCGGTATATTCACAGGTGCGTACACGGGAATATTTACAGGGTTGACCATTGACGCGTCAACGGAGACAATAGCATCTACTAAACTATGGGTGAGAACAGCATGAAGCGTACTATCAAAAATCCGCATTGGACAAACAATGCAAGGACAATTTTATCAGCAGAATTTCATTATGAGGATGGTCGTGTTACAACAGCTACCATTTCTGATACGGATGTTGGGAATCCTGATCTTAAAGAAATTCTTGAAACTTTTACTACTGAAGAGCTTGAAAAAAATACGCAAAACGTAATTAGAAAAATTCAAGGCGAGCGTGAGAGACAAGCTATTCTCGAAGAAACAAAAGCTGAGCGTAAAAAACAAGAAGATTTGTTTGCTGTCAAAATGAAGTCTTTTGAGATTGAGGCTATTAAGAATTCTACCAATAGATCTCTCAAGTCAAAGATCCGTAGAGCAAAGAGTGATTTGGAAGTAATGGCTTATACGGTAGCTCTAATCCTTGAAGAAGATAAAAACCCCTCAGTAGTAACTACCCAAGAAACAATAGATACACAGACTGCTTAATATGATTCCTGATAATGGTTTTTTAATTGTTGCTTCAGTTTTGGAAGAGTATGTTCGTAGTGCTTCGTTTTGTGCTGGTACTATAAAAGACAATTATCCCGAGGCACATATTACTCTTGTTGTGCCTCCTAAGCTACGACACTTTGCTGATACAACATGCTTTGATTTGATTATATCTGATGAAGATGTTCCCAATGATGCTCGTACAAAACTTTATGGTCTCTCGCGTACTCCATATAAAAATTTAACAGCATACGTTGATGCTGATATGGAATGTTGGCATTCCGATGTTGCCACTATTTGGGATCAAATGCCCGAAGATGCTGATATGTTGATTACACGAATTAGACCGTACAACGGAAAGATACACAAGTGGCCAACAGGTGAAATGTTATATCATGGTGGATTCTTCGTTTATCGAAACACCCCATTTATGATTGACTTCATGCATCAATGGTATTCCGACTATAGAAAGCAGAAGAATGAACCGTGGCCATATCCAGACCACGAGATCCCAATTGATTTACGTCCGTGGGATCAATTTACATTATGGAAGATGATGAATATTGACAAGTTGCCAATTAACGTGCAGGTGTTTAAAGATGATGCGCGATGGAATTTTGTTAACGGATATTATCCGACAGAAACAAAAAGTCCAATTATTTTTTGGCACCATACAATACCATCAAGAAGAGGGATGTAATGCAAACGGTACAGATAAAAAATATTGAATTAAAAGAGATCCTTAATAGGTTTATAACATCTCTTCTCAGTGTTGATCGGTCAAAGTTTCCTTATGGACCTAATGGGAGAGGTCCGGAAGGTGTTACTATGACGCCTGACTATGCTTGCGGTGAAGAGTATTTAAAATTCATGCAAGCAAAAAAAGATGTCACGGGGTTTCCAGAGTGCACGCTTGGTATTGATCTTGGGCAGTGGCAACCACCACAGCCTGAACTCAGAGCAGCGTTGAAGTTACTAGATCAAGAATTAATGACGTGGCAGGGCTCACGTAATAATGCTGTTAAAATGTTATATCCAAAAGGTGGGTATATGGGATGGCATCATAATGCCAATGCTCCTGGTCTTAATATTCTTTTGTCGTGGTCAAAGGATGGAAAAGGATACTTTATGTACCAAGATCCAATTACAAAAGAGATTGTTCGTATGCACGACACTCCGGGCTGGACATGTAAAGTTGGATACTACGGCAAATGGGGCGAGACGGATAAAATATACTGGCACGGTGCAAATGCAGAGCATGAAGAACGATTTACATTAGGATACATTATTCCTCACAGGGGACTGTGGGAAGACATGATTGCAGACATTGAATCAGAATAATATTTAAAGCAATCCAAATAGTCCTGATCAGTTGTAAGGCCGTTTAATAATAATACAGGAAATATTCCAAGCAAGGGGGCTAACAGCTCCCTTTTGTTTTGCACTTTAATATGGAGCCTCCGATCTACTCCATACAGAAATGAGTGGAAAATTCCTAATGGGAAAGTCTTTACCGCACCGCGAGACTCCCATACCTTGTGTAGATAAACATCCATGCCTTGGTTATATTTAATACTGTTGTAGTCTACATCTGATATAAACTGATCCCATATAGCATGCACGGCTGGTTGTCCTGGTATCCATGTAATACAACTGGAATTTAAGTTATGAAGTGTATACTTGTTGGTCACATTACGCCATATTACATTAATAACAGTCACTGCGTTTTCGTGGTTTATATTACTCAAGAAAGTAATATCAGATTTTATAACCATATCCAAATCAAAAAACATTCTTGGACCTGGGCCAATCATTTGGTCAAATTGCTTACTAAATAGAAATAACTTGTTGTGTGTTATTGTTGTTAAGTCGTGATCAATATAATGAACTATCTTAACATCGGAGTGCAAGTTCGTGGTGTTGTCAGTGTAACAAAAAAACTCAAACGGTGTGTGTATATGCCTCTTACACATCGCGTATAGATTATTAACATAATATGGTTCAAACAAAGTACCCAGTTTAACACAAATAACTTTTAACATAGGAAAATAAAAATGTATGTAGTTTCAACGGCAAGATCAAATTCGACTGAGTTTTGTTTGAAATATTCTTTCGATAACAACAAACAGTTTATGGGTGAGTTAACGTATGCTATCAATAATCCCCTTAAACCTGATGCAATTGGTGCACCATTTGTAAATATAAAACAAGAATTTCACGAAACAGGTATACAGCCGACATATACGATACCAAACCTCGTCACCAACTGGTCAAACATAAGCGATCCCAATACACTATCGTTAATAAGAGTAGTAGATAATATGCCTCTTTATGATAATGCTGCCTTTTTGATTACAAGAAAGAACATAAGAGAACAGTTGTTATCTATGGTTAATTATAGACTGAAGGTATTTGTTGGTATCACTGGTAGCTCTATTATAACAGTTAACACATTTAATATGATGAATCTTTGCTCAGTATTGATGACACACGTATGTGTTTTACTCCAATACGCAAAGGTATATAGCAGAGAGATAACGTGGACAGAAGATTTTTCTACACCGTCTACATTGTACCCATACATTGATGCATGGGAGAATAAAACTGAGTTTTTAATACTTCTCGATAGACAGCTTGCAAAAATTGACTTTGCTAGCTTTAACAATCAAATTATTATTTCACCATAATGTATGATCTTCTTCAAAATGTATCAACAGTTTTGAGGTCATCAAGTTTTCAAACCATTGATTCAATTGCTGATTCGATGAGTCCCACACAGTATAGATCAAAACAGTGGTTAGTATCAACTCTACTAGGTTTGAACTTAAACTCAAAACGGATTTTGATCCTCGGTGGGTGGTATGGAACATACCTTGTGCCAATGTTACAACAATTGAATCCTGTTTTAATACATCATACCGATAAAGACGAAAATACAATTAAGAAAGCAAAGCAGTTGCATCAACATTATAATAATTGTTTATTTGAAGTGTTAGACGCGAATGTTATGCAAAACTTTAGCTTGCAAACGGATATGGTGATTAACACATCGTGTGAGCATATGAATAATATGGATCAGATTGTTGATGCAAATCCAAATTGTGTATATGTTTTACAGTCATGTGATAACAAAAATGATCCTGGGCATATCAATATAGTGAATTCATCAGAAGAGCTGGCATTGAAATCAGGTATATCGAGCATTATGTGGCAGGGAACAATGTCACTGGGTCATAAAAACAGGTTTATGGTTGTTGGGACCAAGTGATTTTCAAGTATTATAAATACTGTGCAAATAACAATAATTTAGCGGAACACTATGGCTATAAAAGCAAATCTCATAATTGACCAGGGAACGGACTATTCCACGTCAATTACTCTGACCGATGATGAGGGTAGTATCATTGCCTTGACGGGTTATACGGCCAATGCTCAAATACGTAAAACGTATAGTTCATCAAATTCTGTAGCGTTTGCGGTTACAATCAGTGAGGCAGCTGGGTTGGTGACACTTGCACTAACAGCTAATCAGTCTGCAAATATGACACCTGGCCGCTTCGTATATGATGTAATGATCAATAGCGGCTCAGTTAAATCGAGAATTGTTGAAGGTATTGTAACACTAACACCAAGAGTAACACAATGACAGGCATAGTTGTTAAATTTGCTCCATTGGGTGGGTTGCAACAATCCAACTCACCAATTACATTAAAAAACACAATCCAGGCGGATTCTGGCAGACGTTTAGATACGTTGCTAGATGTGACGGCAGATAACGCTAATACAGTAGCGGGAAGCACCCTTGTTTATGATCCAAGTACGGACAAATACATCGTAAAACTACTAGACCTAGACGGGGGAAGCTTCTAAATGGCAAACTTAATTCAAATTAAAAGAAGTACAGGTACGGATGCACCAGCAGCCGGTGGCTTAGTCACCGGTGAGCTTGCATATTCGTTACTTGCTTCTTCAAACTCACTTTTTGTGGGTGACGGATCCAACAACGCACTTCGTATTGGCGGTGGCAAATACCTTTGGCTGCACCAAGCCAACGTAACAGCACCAGGTGCACTAACTGCCAATGCGGTCGTTATTGTTAATGGTAACAGTTTCACAACATCCTGGAAAACCAACTCTTTAACTGTCGGTGTTGATGGTGCAACGGTTGCAATCTCTAATATCTCTACCGCTGCTAATACAACACAGTTGGGTGGAAGCGCTGGTGGTGCAAATACAGAACTTGCTTCTACGTGGGCTGTTAAAACTTACGTTGATGGACAAGTTGCGGCAGCTATTCCTGTTCTAACATCCACGTATGTTGGTTTTGGTAACTCGTCAAACTACCTAGGCGGCACTGCTGGTTTTACATTTGACTCAACAACCAACGCAGTTTTCATTGCCAATACGTTGGCTATTGGTGCTAATGTTAATATAAGCACGTCTTCAATCAGTGTTGGTAACAGTACAGTAAACACATCAGCTAATGCGACGCATGTTGTTACCAACGCTGTGAGCTCACATACTGTTACAACAACAGGACTTGCAAACCTTGCATCAGCAAACGTTGTCGGTGGCTTGGTTGTTGGTGGTGTAACATCAGTTGCTAATCTACAGGTCGGTACAGCAGCTACTGATAACGTTGCATTTACAGCTAAAGTTGGTTCAAACTTTATTCCGTACCATGGTGATACTTACGACTTGGGTAATACATCATTCTACTGGAATAATGCTTACATAAAAACGGCAGCTGTATCAGGCACACTGGGTACAGGTAATACAACTGTAACTGGTTTTGCAAACGTCACAACGTCGTTGCAAGTTGGTGGTGCGTCAACATTAGGTAACAACGTCACTGTAACAGGCACAGTCAACGCAACTGCAATTAATGTAAGTGCAGACTTGTCTGTCGCTGGTAACTTAATAGTTTCTGGTACATTAACTACTATAGACACTACTAATCTTAACGTTAAAGATGCACTTATACGTTTTGCTAATGGTAACCTCACTACAGATACTATCGATGTTGGTTCCTACGGTAGCTACGGTAATGCAACTGCTACACAATACAGCGGTCTATTCCGCGACCAAAGTGATGGTGGTATTTGGAAGTTGTTTGCTGGTTACATTCCTGAACCAACAACAACAGTTGATACTGCCAACGTAAACTTTGATTATGCTACATTGCAGTCTTATTTGAAGTCCGGTGGATTGGTATCCAATTCATCTGCTGTTACTCTTACTGCCAATAGCACTATTGCTGTTAACCTAACAGCTAACACTCTTTCTCTGACTACAGCACTAACCGTTCCTAACGGCGGTACGGGTGCAACGACGTTTGCCAACAATGGTGTTCTATTTGGATACGATGCGGGTGTAGTTCAGGTAGCTACTGCAGGTGCAAACGGCACTGTTCTACAAATTTCCAGCAATGTGCCAGCGTTTGGTACACTTGATGGAGGAACTTTTTAATATTTAATTGAGGTTATTATGGAAGCTGAATTTGTTAATATGTTTGTGCAGAAACAAAAAGATGCACTTGTTGATGCATTAATGAAAAATATTATGTTAGAAACAAGGTTGGCGATTGTAGAAACAAAACTGCAATCGCTTTCCGAAGTGGAAACACAATACCAAGCAGCACAAAAAACTGCCGAGGATAATAATAATAGACAGACGCAACTTCAACAACAGTTGAAAGAGCAACAACAACAGATTATGACATTGAAAAAAACAATTGCAGATCTGAGCCTTAAATAAGGTGTACTTCTCCTACATAGGAAAATAAATGGCAAACAAGTTCCAATTTAAACGTACGACAATATCAGGTCGTACGCCCAACACAACCAATTCAGCAAACACATCGTTTATCGATGCTGGTGAGTTAGCAATTAACTTAGTAGATGGTATTCTTTATTCATCTAACGGTACTGCTTCATTTCAAGTTGGTGCAAACTTATCGAGTTTAAATGTTGGTGGTAACGTTGTTATTACTGGTAACTTGACCATAAATGGTACATCTACAACAGTCACTTCAAGAAATCTCAGCGTAGCTGATAACATGATTTTCTTGAATGAGCCGATTCCTGCTACAATAACAGGGGCTGTCGGTAACGGTACTGTTGTTATCTACACATCACTGAATGGGTACGCTATCGGTGAAGATGTAAGAATTACTGGTATGAATCCTGCATCATTTGATATTACAAATGCTGACATTACCGCTGCCAACTCAACTACATTCAGTATAGCAAGTGCTGTAACAGATTCATTTGTATCAGGTGGTACGGCGTATGCAAGAGCAGACGTGAATCCTGATCTTGGTTTTGCTGGTGAGTATAATGATGGTACATATCGCCATGCTGGCTTTTTTAGAGATGCAACTGATAGTAGATTTAAAGTATTTGATCAGTTAGTACCAGAACCATCTGGTCCGTTTGTTGATACGGCAAACAATACATTCCGTATTGCTGACTTTCAAGCAAATGGAGTGTTTGCTGCAAATGGTGAATATACTACTACTGTTAAAGTAGGTTCAAATGTGGTAATCAATACCACAGCCTTGTTTATCGGTAATAGTACGGTTAACGTTGTCCTTACATCATCAACATTAGATCTTGGAACAATACTTGATGCTAACAGCACATCAATTAGGTTAGCATCTAACACTTTCTTTGCAAACTCCACTGTCGTTAAGATAAATGTAAACGATACACTAACATTTAATGATAGTACAACGCAGAACACAGCCTTCCGTGTTTATGATAGCGCAGGCACACGCATCGCCTAAATATTACAATAAGGAGATACTATGGCTGTTCCAACATCAAGAGCTGAATTCAAAGAATATTGCCTACGTAAGCTAGGTAAGCCTGTTATAGAAATTAACGTAGATGATGATCAAGTTGAAGACCGTATTGACGAATGTTTGCGATACTACTGGGACTACCACTTTGATGGTTCTGAGCGTGTGTTTTATAAGCACCAGATTACACAGGCAGACATTGAAAACAGATATATCACACTTCCTGAAAACATTATCGGAGCTGTGCGTGTATTCCCAATTGGCGATCCTTCGATCCGTTCTGATGATATGTTCAACATTCGTTACCAGATTGCGTTGAATGATTTATACACTCTTACATCATATTCGATGATACCATACTACATGGCAATGCAGCACCTGGCGCTGATTTCTGAATTCCTTGTAGGTAACCAACCAATCCGCTATAGCCGTCACAGAGACCGTTTGCATATTGATACAAAATGGACTAATTATAACGTCGGTGAGTTTATACTTGTTGAAGCATATGAAGTAATGGATCCCGATACATTTGCAGATGTATGGGCTGACCGTTGGCTGCAAAATTATACAACCGAAAAGATTAAATATCAGTGGGGATCAAACCTGACCAAGTTTTCTGGTATGCAGCTTCCAGGTGGTGTTCAGTTTAATGGTGAAAAGATTATGGATGATGCAAAAAATGCCATCGACAAGATGGAAGATGAGATGATTAACAACTACTCATTACCTGTCATGGATATGATTGGATAATGGCAACTAATTTCTTCTTCAACAACTTCCAAAACAGTCAGGAGCAAATCCTGATTGAGGATTTGATTATTGAGTCTGTAAAGATTTACGGTCTTGATATGATATACATTCCAAAAAATCCTACAACTATTGATAGGATTCTTGGTGAGGTTCCGTTTCGTGAGTACATTCACGCTATTCCTGTTGAAATGTATATTAAAAATGTTGAAGGATTTGCAGGTGAAGGAGACTTCCTTTCAAAGTTCAATCTTGAGATACGCGATCAGATTACCTTTACAATTCCGCGTAGAACATTTGCTAATGAAGTCGGTACAGAAGAATTAATTACAAGACCAAATGAGGGCGACCTGATTTACTTCCCCTTGAATGGTAAAATTTTTGAAATTAAGTTTGTCGAACATGAGGCTGTATTTTATCAGTTGGGTTCGTTACAGGTATGGGATTTGAAATGTGAGTTGTTTGCATACAACAATGAATACTTTGATACTGGTATTGAAAACATTGATAAATTAATGAACAACTTCTCGCTAGGTTTGAATACGTTTAGTATTCTTACAGAGACTGGTTTGGAAATAGCGGATGAAGATGGATATAGTATCATCCTTGAATCATACGATATCAATGAGAATGATGTTATAGCCACCAACGATGAAATAGAAGCTGAAGCGGATACATTCCTTGACTTCACAGAACGTGATCCATTCAGTGAAGGAACGTACTAATGTTCGGACATAGTTTTTATCACGGAACCATAAGACGTTATGTTGTTCTTTTTGGTACACTGTTTAATGACATCTACATTAACAGACCGGACCCAACACATAATAGGATAATAACTGTAAAAGTTCCCGTCGCTTACGGACCTCGTGACAAGTCTCTTGCGCGTGTTACTGCTGATCCAGAACTTACTCGTCAGCCAGCAATTGTTCTGCCAAGAATTTCATTTGAGATAACTGATATACGGTATGCACCGTCTCGTAAACTAAACACGATTGGTAAAAAGTACATTGCCGATGGCCAGGATGCAACAAAGATACAATATCAGTATAATCCTGTTCCGTATGATATTAACTTTTCAATGTCAGTCATTGTAAAGAATTCAGATGATGGAACACGAATCATTGAGCAGATCCTTCCGTTCTTCACACCGGAGTGGACCACGACAGTTCAACTAATTCCTGATATGGATATCACAATGGATATACCAATCATATTGAATGATGTGAGTGTCCAGGATATATACGAAGGTGACTTTGAAACAAGACGAGCGCTGACATGGAACTTTACATTCACGCTTAAAGGATACTTGTTTGGACCAGTTAAGAAAGCAGCTATCATTAAATTTGCTAATAGTAATATCTTTAGCACAATGACGGCTAACTCACAGGTAACCAATATTAACGTAGCCCCAGGTTTGTTGGCCAATGGTTCGCCAACAACAAACGCCTCGTTGTCAGTGGATAGCACATTGATCTTCCCTGATGATGATTTTGGATTTATTGTAGCAAAGACAAACCTAAATGAATGATGATATTATTGCGAAAACGCTTGACATGGCTCCACTCACGGTGTTGCCGGCTGTAAGACCTACGACTGAAAGTCAAGTACATGATGATTTTGAATATGCACGAGGAAACTTAATTGCGGTTATTGAAAAAGGTCAAGAGGCACTTTCAGGAATTGTTGATGTAGCAGGAATGTCACAACATCCTCGCGCGTTTGAAGTTGTTGCTACGCTTGTAAAGACGGTTGCTGATGCAAACAAAGATCTACTAGAATTGCAAAAGCGCAAGAAAGAATTAACAGGTATTGATCCGCAAGGACCTACAACAGTTAACAATAATCTTTTTGTTGGTAGTACTGCAGAACTACAGAAGCTAATAAAGAAGCAGAATGAGCAAACTTAATGATGCATATCTTGGTAACCAGAACCTTAAACGTTCCAACGTAAAACACAACTGGGCTCCTGGAGAAATTCAGGAGTGGATGAAGTGTGCCCAAGATCCTGAATACTTTATTGAAAAATATATCAAGATTGTTAACATTGATAAGGGTTTGATTAACTTTGACCTTTATGATTATCAAAAAGACATTGTTAAATTATCTGTTGATGAGCGTTTTGTTATTTGTAAAATGCCTCGTCAGTGTGGTAAGACAACGACAGTTGTTGGTATTATGTTATGGTACATCCTGTTCCATGAGAACTACAGTATCGCCATTCTTGCTCACAAATTAGCACAAGCTCGTGAGATTCTTTCTCGTATCCAATTAGCATATGAACACCTACCGAAGTGGCTTCAGCAAGGTATTGTTGAGTGGAACAAAGGTAATATTGAACTAGAAAACGGATCAAAGATCTTAGCTTCTGCTACCTCCTCAAGCGCAATTCGCGGTGGATCGTTCAACTTAATCTATCTTGATGAGTTTGCGTTCGTTGAAAACAATATGCAAGAAGACTTCTTTGCTTCTGTTTACCCTACAATTTCATCTGGTCAGACTTCAAAGATTCTAATTACATCTACACCAAATGGCTTGAATATGTTTTACAAGCTGTGGACAGATAGTGAGGAAGGTAAGAACAGCTATAAACGAATTGACGTTCACTGGAGTCAGGTTCCTGGTCGTGATGAGAAGTGGAAAGCTGAAACTATCCGTAACACATCAGAAGAACAGTTCCGTGTTGAGTTTGAGTGTGAATTCATTGGATCGTCCCATACACTTATCAGTGCAACTAAGTTGCGGCTACTAAGATCTGTTGCTCCAATTGCCAAGAACGAAGATACGCGAATATTCGCTCAGCCAATTCCTGGTCGTCAATACTTTACTGTCGTTGATACGGCGCGTGGGGTGTTGGGAGACTTCTCAGCCTTTGTTGTATATGATGTATCTGAACTACCTTACAGGGTAGTGGCCACTTACCGTAACAATGCAATATCGTCTATGTTGTACCCAAATGTGGTATACCAATTGTGTAGACATTATAACAATGCATATGTTTTAGTGGAGACGAACGACATTGGCGAACAAATTGCAAACATATTACTTCACGATCTCGAATATGAGAATGTACTGACAACAACAAACAATGGTAGAAGTGGCCAAGTCATTTCTCCTGGTTTTGGTCAGCAAGTGAAACTAGGTGTAAGAACATCAAAACAAGTTAAACGAATTGGATGTCTGAGTCTTAAAACTCAAGTTGAAAGTGATAAGCTCGTTATTAGCGATGAGCGTATTCTTTATGAACTGTTCCGATTTGTAAATATAGGTGAAAGCTACGAAGCAGAAGAAGGGCATGATGACATGGTCATGTGCTGTGTTCTTTTTGCTTGGGCTATGAACCAAACATATGTAAAAGAATTGACAAGTGTTGATTTGCGTCAAAAGCTCGAACAAGAGAACGAGCAAGCCCTAGATGATGATATGGTGCCATTTGGTATTATTAATAGTTACAACGCTATACCAGATGCACCAATTGCAGCAAGAAAGAATGATGACTCTTGGCTGTTTGCGGGTGATGATGATTATGATTTAACAATGAGAGAAAGACATGGATCGAGTTCTTGGTTACAGTAAAACCACAGAATTATAAATACTTCAAATTGAATTTCGATTCCGTAATACAAAAAAACCTCAGAGGGAGATAAACATGCCATTTCAAGTTAGTCCTGGCGTAAATGTATCTGAAATTGACCTAACTACGGTTGTTCCCGCTGTTTCCACTACGGAAGGTGCCCTTGCTGGCGTTTTCCGTTGGGGTCCAGTCGGTGAGAGAGTCCTTGTTGACTCTGAACAAAACCTAGTTAATAGATTCGGTAAGCCAACAAATCATAACGCAGAAACATTTTTCACTGCAGCCAACTTTCTATCATACGGCAATAAACTGTATGTAGTAAGAACAGCAAACACAACAGCAGCTTCAAATAATACAACAGTCAGTGCAGTGGAGAACGGTGCAAACCTGACTCTTGCAGCTACTGCTACATCTTTGGGTATTGCAGCTGGTGATACACTAATTCACGCAGGTGTGAGTTACGTAATCGCTACAGCTGATGGTACAGCAAACGTTGTATTGACAGGTGTTTCTAATACAGACGCAATCTTCAATACCAGTGAAGGTATTGTTTTCCAAACAGCCGCAGGTGCGTATACAGCTATTGCTAATACGGGTGCTGCAACATCACTTGCTACATTTACTGCGAAAAACGAAGATGAGTTCAATACTCGCATGGATGCTGGTTCTTTTGCTAGTGCAGATACAGATGTTCTGTACATTGCAAAATATCCCGGTGCACTTGGAAACTCATTGAAAGTTTCTGTTTGCGATAGCGCAAGCGCATATAAATCAACAGCCAACCTTGACAACGGTGACGCATACCTAAGCAGTAACGTTAGTGTTACAAATACCGCAATTGCAATTGGTAGCAAATCGTTTGTTGTTAGTGTAGCGTTCACTGGTTCTGGTACTCTTGCAAATGCTCACACACAAGCAACAGCATTGAAAGCAACAATTACTGCTGGTGATGTTATTGAAGTCGGTAATACATCGATTGGTAAGCAATACCTAAAAGTTGCTTCCGTTGGTGCCATTTCAAACGTTACAACATATTCAACATTTACAGTTACAACTGAAGATGCATATGCACTGTCAACAAACTTTACAGGTAACGCCTCTACGGGTATTACACGTTATTGGGAATATTTCAACAGTGTTGATGTAGCTCCTGGTACTTCAGCCTACCAAACAAGCTTTGGTAATGCGTCTGCTGTGGATGAACTTCACGTTGTTGTTGCTGACCAAGATGGAGCGTTCACGGGTGTTCCTGGAACAGTTCTGGAAGTGTTCAAAGGTTTGTCACGTGCTACTGATGCAAAAACAGAAGATGGTGCTACAAACTATTATAGAACAGTAATTAATAACGGTTCTAGCTATATTTACAACGTTAACCATAGAGCTAATGCTGCTGCGAACACAGCAACAAACCTAACAAATTCAACAAATGTAGCTCCATTAACTCTACCTTTTGGTTTGGGTGCTGATGGTTCTACTGAGTCTGCTTTGTCTTTGGGTACTGTAATTGCTGGTTACGATCTTTTTGCTTCTGCAGAAAGCGTAGACATATCTCTTGTACTAACAGGTAAATCGCGTGGTGGTACAAATGGTGAGCAATTAGCTAACTATTTGATTGACAATATTGCTGAGTCTCGTAAAGACTGTGTGGTTTTTGCGTCGCCTGATAAAGACGACGTCGTAAACAATGCTGGTGATGAATCAACAGATGTTGTTACTTTCCGTAACAGTCTACGTAGCACTTCATATGCTGTGTTGGATTCTGGTTACAAATACCAGTATGACAAGTACAACGACATCTATCGTTTCATTCCTTTGAATGGCGATACTGCTGGTTTATGTGTACGTACAGATGATGTTCGTGATCCATGGTTCTCTCCTGCTGGTTTCAACCGCGGTCAGATTAAGAACATTGTTAAGCTAGCATACAACCCAGGTAAAGCAGAGCGTGATGTTCTGTATAAAGCAGGCGTAAACCCTGTTGTTACATTCCCTGGTCAAGGTACTGTTCTGTTTGGTGATAAGACATTGCTTGCTAAACCAAGCGCATTCGATCGTATTAACGTTCGTCGTCTGTTCATCGTTCTGGAAAAAGCAATTGCAACAGCTACGAAATTCACACTGTTTGAATTCAATGATGACTTCACACGTGCACAATTCCGTAATCTTGTTGAGCCGTTCCTGCGTGATGTACAAGGTCGTCGTGGCATTTATGACTTCAAGGTTGTTTGTGATACTACAAATAATACCGGCGAAGTTATCGACCGCAATGAGTTCATTGGTGACATCTATATTAAACCTGCTAAGAGCATTAACTTCATTCAACTGAACTTTGTTGCTGTTAGAACTGGTGTTGAGTTCTCCGAAGTAGTCGGTCAGTTTTAATTAATAAATAGAAACAAAGGAGAACAAACATGGCGTTTAATGTAAATGAAATTAGAAGTCAACTAACTCTGGGAGGGGCTCGTGGGTCCCTTTTCCAGGTGACTTTTAGTAATCCTGCAAATAGTGTTGCAGACATTAAAGTTCCTTTCCTCGTTCGTGCTGCTCAAATTCCTCCTTCCGATCTAGGTACTATCGAAGTACCATATTTCGGTCGTAAGGTAAAGCTGGCTGGTGACCGTACATTCGGTGACTGGACAGTGACAGTTATTAACGATGAAGACTTTTTAGTCCGTAATGCTATGGAAGAGTGGTCTAACAGAATCAATTCGTTGCAAACAAATTTGCGCTCATTTGGCTCTGCTGCCCCTCTCCTATATAAGTCAACGGGAGAAGTAACACAGTTTTCAAAGACAGGTGTTCCAATCCGTACATACAAGTTTAACGGAATTTATCCTTCAGCAATTTCATCTATCGACCTTAACTGGGGCGATACTGATTCGATTGAAGAGTTCCAAATTACCTTCCAGTATGACTGGTGGGAAGTGAGTGGTGGAGTCACTGGCAACGGTGGCGGAGCTTAATATAGAGACTGAGCGACCTAGTCGCTCTTCTCTTTAATGGAGTAATTATGGCAAGTCTTTTTGGTTTCGAAATCCGACGTAAGGATGATGAAACAGAAGAAAAAAATCTACCAACATTTGCACCCGAAGTCCAAGACGACGGTGCAGTTGTTGTTGCAGCTGGTGGATCCTATGGGACGTATATCGATCTCATGGGTGCAGCTAGAACCGAAGCAGAGCTTGTAACCAAGTATCGTGAAATGTCAATGCACCCCGAGGTTGAGCGTGCTGTTGATGATATTGTTAACGAAGCTATTGTTTTCGAAGATAATAAAAAACCTATTGAGATTGATCTGGATGATGTTAAGTTATCTTCAAATATTAAAAAACTAATCACTCAAGAATTTGATAATGTTCTTAAGTTGATGGATTTTAATAGACACGGATTTGATTTGTTCAGACGTTGGTATGTCGATGGTAGAATGTATTACCATATGATCATTGATGTTACAAAGCCCAACGAAGGCATCAAAGAGTTGCGTTACGTTGACCCACGCAAATTGCGTAAGGTCAGAGAAATTTCACGTAAGCGCGAAAAGAATTCCCAGTCAGCAGTAACCCAAATCCAAACTCACCAAGAGTATTTCGTTTATAACGAAAGAGGATTTGCTAATAAAGCTGGTGACCCAACAACATCTAATGCAGTGCAGGGTGTTAAGATAGCACCT